ACGTATCATATTTTGGAAAAATTCATTATCTGCTGTTGTAGTATTTACTCGATTTTCAGTTACAACATTAGCTGTAATAGCTTCTAAATTTCGTTTGTTTTGAGATGTAATAGCTTCTAAATTTTGCTGGTTTTGAGCTCTGTTTTCATTCTGCAACTGTTGTATTCTATTTTTAAATTCTTCACTTTGCTGATCATAACTTAATTCTCGTATTCTTTGCTCACTTAAAAAGTTTTGGAAAGCTTCAGTCCACTGTTGTCTGGCCTGTTCAAATGTACTATCCCTTTGTAGAACCGATTCAGCAACTTCAGAAATTTTTCTATCTAGTATTTGTAAATTATTTTTAAACTGTAAATTTTGTTCATTTAACGAGTCGTTCGATTCTTGTTTCAATTTATCAAATACACTTTTTAGAAAAATAATATCACTCTCTAATGTACTTATGGTTTGTTCAGTTTGACTTAATTGCAATGAAACTTCTCCAATTTGTGTAAGTTCATTTCCAAATGATAAAGATAATTGTTGTTCATAATTTATTTTTAAATCTTGAATTTGCTTCTCAAAATTCTTTTTAAATTCTTCAAAAGAAGTTACATTTTGAAAAAGACTACGCAATTGTTCTATAGGTCCCAACAGTTGCAATAATTTTATATTTTCATTTCTCACTTGTTCAGTAACTTGTGCAAATTGTCGTAATTGAGTGGAAATTTCATTATATTTTGATTCGATATTTGGTTTTTGAACTTGTAAATAATCTGTTACTTTTTGATTTACATTATTTACTAGAGTCATATCTACATTTTGAAATACTGATCTAGTATCTCTAATTTCTGATAATAGTTTTTCCATATTTGGTTTATCCACTCTTTCCCAGTTATTCCATATTTTTTCAACAATTTCTAATTTATTTTCAAAAAAAGGTCTTTGAATATTTATCCACTCACTGACAATATTTTTACCATCTTCCAGCAACTTTAACGCATTGGGTTTTTCTTGTTCATTCCACTGTTTAATAGTTTCTATAGAACTCATAATGGTAGGTAAAAATTTTTGAAAATCGTTTGACGGTGACGCATATGGTAAATTGTATTGAGGTGATGATAGTTGTTGAAGTGGTGGAATATAAGAAGAATTTCTAAAATCAAACGGAATACTTGAGAATTTTTCTAAATGTTTTTCTCTAAAATCAATCGGAATACTTGAGCATTTTTCTAAATGTTTTTCAGATTGATTGATTTTTTTCATACTACACTCATTAACTTTTACTCCAAACACATATTCAATCAGTTCGTTTTTACTTTTTTTTTCTAAAATTTCTTTTTTTGGTTTAGAATTAATAGCCATTTTTAAAAGTTCATTTTTTGATAAATTCATGGTTTTATTATTCTGGAAGATTTATAGAACAGAAAAATTTTATCATTGTTCTGCAAATTGGACATTTTTCCAAACGATTGGCACATTTAGTACAACAGCAAGAATGACGACATGGTAAAAAACAAATGTTAATACCATTTTCCAAACAAACTAGACACTTTCTTTTTGAATCTGTAGCAGAAATGGAAAAAATACAATTATACATGTGTAAAAATTCTTGGTTTACATCACATGTTTTCGAACAAAAACTACAACATTTAAAATAAGTATAAAAAAAATAATTAGTTAATTGTAAAAATGAAAATAAAAATTCTTTACCAAATACAAATATAGAAATATTTGTACGTGAAGAACATAAACAAAAATATTGACCACTATCTTTTTCAGAACATAAAGTAATAAAAAATCCACAAATGATACATTTTGAAAAAATATGTAGACAGCTTGAGATGTACACTTCTTGTTGGTTTACAGATTGCGGCGGACAGAGACGGTTGTACCTCTTAAATTCATAAATGCCTATTTCTAAAAAAAGTTATATTCAGTATAATCCGCTAATATATAAAATTTAGTATGTACTACCTTCCATTTTATTCAACACTATATCGTACGCTGAAAAACAACCACCTTTTAAGAGTAGAAAAGTAGGAGTTGCCTATTAATGGGAGGTCTTTTAAACTCCGCCTTTAATATAGCTTATATAAAAAGACGTTTAAAACGACCAAAGCACAAGAAAAATGTTTCGTTTTTTCGATATTGTTGACCGTAGTAACTTTTTATGTCAACGTAAAATAGTTAAATGGATAGATGATTATATTATTTATCCATTTTTAAATAATCTTCCAGTTCCAAAAGGTATTTTATTTCACGGAGATCCAGGTAATGGTAAAACTGTTTGCGCTCAAAACTTATCGTTATATCTATCTGCAGAAACCGGTAAAAAATGGTCTTTTTTTTCACACAGTTGCTCTTCATTTTTACAAAAATATATAGGCAATGGTGAAGCAGCTTTAAAAAAAGTTTTTGAAGAAGTGAAACCTTTTACGGTGTTATTTTTTGACGAAATTGATGCAATTTGTTCTAGCCGTAAAAATGATTCTGACCAATGTTATGTAACGCTAACGTCAACATTTTTATCACTTTTAAATGATACTGAAAAAAATGTTATTGTAATTGGTGCTACTAACAGGATTCATTGTATAGATGTGGCTTTTAAAAGATATGGTAGATTTGAACATGAAATTGTATTTAACAATCCAGATAGACACGATCGCTTTCTTTTTTTAAAACATTTTCTAAAAGATCAGATTTATAGTGCTAACTTAAGTATGTTGGCTAAAAATACTGTTGGTTACACTATTGCACAATTAAAATGTTTTGTTGAAAAATCTGTCTTGTTGTGCAGCAAAGATGGAGAATTGGAAATGAAACAACATCATTTTAAAGAAAATTTAATTCGATGTCCGTTTTCTTCTTTTTTTTTAAAAAAGATTTCTGTTATTAATATTAAAATTTCTACACTTTGTGTAGGTGCTTATGCGGCCAATGTTGGCAGAGCGCTAATGCATCTTCACGGTTCTAAAGATATTTTATTTTTACCAAGATTAGGTACTAGGTATGTTGAAAATCGAATTGAAACTGAACAGATTTTGGACGACGCAAGATTTTCTAATAAAATTATTATTGCATATGAAGAATTTGATTGGTTTTTTATAGAGTCTTATTTCGAAAAAATTATTCATGTACCATGTTCTGAATTTGCTATTTAAAATTACTCTTTTTTTGAATAAATGGAAATTGCTAAAACGTTGCATTTGTTTATGAAGCAAATTATTTCTTTGGATGTGGATAACAAGCAAGCCAATAGTTATTGTATTTTGTTGGATAAAATTGTAGATTCCGCAAAACCTGCATCTTTCAACAGTCCTATTCAAACCATTTCAAAGTTTCTAGAATCTAATAAAGAATGTTTACTTACTAATCCGTTGGTTTTATTTAATTACACTCTATCTTGGTTAAATCCAGTTACATTTAAAAAAGTATTTGATATCGATCTTTTAACAGCTTTTTCAAAGGCAACCGATGTTCAACTTAAAATTTTGCATTGTCATATTTTAAAATTGGCCACAATGACATACACAGAAGATGAAGCTTATAGTGATTTGTATGAAAAATTGCGTCTCGAAGTTCCTCTTGATTTTGGAGATAAAGAACGTGAAATTGTAGATAATCTTTTTATTCGTTTGAATACGTTTGAACCGTTGGATATTTCTGAAAATGTTGACATTGAAACAGTTTTGGAAAATTTTCAAAAGAATGAATTTGGTGTATTTTTACAAGATTTGAGAACACCTGGTTTGAGATGGGACATTCTTATTAAATATTTGGTGGCAAAAATTGAAGAATTGTCAATTGATCAAGAACCAAACCCTATGCTTGATACTTTAATTTCTGAAATTAAAGGATGCAACTATAAATTGAATAAATTATCACCTTTTAAAATTATTAGTTTATTCAGTCAATTTAATTTGACAAAGTTTATAAAACCTTTGCAATCTTTGACACTCGGTGACGGTTCTGGAGTAGACGAGGTAGACAATTGTGACGATGGACATTGTAAAATTAAGGGAGCTTGATTTTATAATTGAAAGAGAAAATTTTAAAGGTTTAGATTCCGAAAAGAATATTGTGAAATTGCAAAAAGAAGCCATTTTAAAACAGATTGATACCATAGAAATTCCTGATTATGTTATTCCAATACTTTATGAAAAAATTCGTGATGCTCATTTCAAAGCTTTGATAAGTCCAGGTGAATGTGTTGGTATTGCTGGTGCTCAGGCAATGGGTGAATTTTCAACACAAGCAACTTTGAATACGTTTCACGTGGCAGGATTTGAAATGAGTTCTAACGTGACCAGCGGTGTGACTCGTTTCCAAGAAATTATTAATGCTTCTAAAAATCAGAAAAGAATAAATTGTTTAGCATATTTTAAAAAAGGAAAAATTTCTGACGTGAAAAAAAAGCTTAATCATTCCATAGTTGGATTATTATTTAGGCAAGTCATATCCAATATGTATATAGTGGAAAAGTTTGAAAATTGGTATTTGCCTTGTCATTACATTTTTTCAAAAAGAAATGACAATTTTCCAGAAAATTTCACAATTTTTAGATATATTTTAAAAAAAGAAATTTTATTTAAATATTTTTTGCATCCTAAAATTATTCTACAAGAACTGGAAAATCAGTTTCCAAACATTACTTGCATTTTTAGTCCTTTATCTCGAAAAGGAAAATTGTATTTTGACATTTTAACTTGTGAAAATATTATACAGATGCGAGATTTATATTTACCTAAAATAGAATCAACTTTAATTTGCGGAATGGCTTCAATTTCTACTTATATTCCTCATTTTATTAAAGATTCTTCAGAATGGTTTATAGAAATAGAAGGTGGTAGTATTAAGGATATCGCTTCCATAGAAGATGTTGATTGTACTAAGATAGTTTGCAACAATGTATGGGATATTTATAATGTATTAGGTATTGAGGCAGCTAGGCAATTTCTTTTAAACGAATTGACATGTATTATGAGCGGTGTTGGTTTACATAATATTACTTTACTCATTGATAGAATGACTTTTAATGGTACTATATGCAGTATTACACGTTATACGATGAGAAATGAAGAGGGTCCAATGGGAAAAGCTTCTTTTGAAGAATCTATGGAAACTTTTTTCAAAGCTGCCAAGTATGGAGAAATTGACAATTTTCAAGGAATTTCTGCAGCAATCATTGGTGGTAAAAAACCTAGAGTGGGAACAAATTCGTTTGATGTTAGAATAGATTTTGAAAAATTATCAAAACTATCTGTCTAAAAATATTAATTTCAAAAAATTACATTTTTTGAAATTTTAAACTAATAAATGCAATATCAGAGTCTTATCGCGGCAATTATAGCATTTTTGGGAACTTTGGGATTTGTAGTTACACGTAAACCATCTAATAGATTTCGTAGAAGTCCAATTTCTTTTCCAAATCCATCACCAATACCGTCTCCAATTTGGAGACCTTCACCAATTCCTATCGCACCTCCAACCATCATTCCTCCTATTTCTACACCTCCTTCTATTTTTCCAAATATACCTAATATATCACCTCCTTCTATTTTTCCAAATATACCTACTTTACCACCTCCTGTTATTACACCGCCTTCAATGCCAATTCCAAATGTAATACCTAGACCAATGCCTCCTGTTGTTCCTCCTGTGCCGTTGGGAAATTGTGGTTCTGCATTTACTTTGCAAGATACACTTGATATACAACCCTACGTTTTAGGAGGAAGTTTTGCAAGACTGGGACAATTTCCTTGGTTTGGACATTTTGGAGGGTGTGGAGGAACACTGATTCATCCGCAATGGGTTTTAACCGCAGCCCATTGTACTTCAATTAAAGTTAACGAGACTGTTACTTTTGGAGCTATACGAAGAAATTCTAATAGTCCTGGTACACAGAATAAATTAATTTCAGCTGTGTATAGATATCCTGAATTTATTAACGGAGGAAATTTTCCACATGATATTATGCTTGTACGATTATCTACTCCAGTACAATTAAATAATTATGTTAATATTGCATGTTTAGGTAATATTTCTACCGCTGGAAGACAGTTAATAGTTTGTGGTTATGGAACTACTCAACCAAATACATATGTCGGTAGTAATGAATTGAAATATGCTGTATTGCAAGAAGTTCAACAATGTGGTCTTTATGTAGCTCCACAAATACAAATTTGTACCAGAGCAGTAACTGGATTTAGTTGTTTTGGAGATTCTGGTGGACCTATTCTTACAAATATTGGTGGTAAAAATTTTGTAGTTGGTATTGTAAGTCATGGATCTCCAGGAAATTGCAATCAATATACAATTTACACAAGAGTTAGTTCTTATCTTTCTTGGATTCGACGATATGTTCCAGGTGCTTAAAAAATTAAAAAATTTATTAAAAAATGAAACCTTTTTTTATAATGAAACAACCTTTGTTTGTCATTGCTGTGTCTTTTGTGACTATTACTACAGTTGTAATATTCAAAAAAAAAAAACCAACAATTAAACCCATTCAACCTCCTACTCCAAAACCTCCTATTCCAGTACCAATACCAGTACCAATATCAGTACCTCCAGTACCAATACCAATACCTCCAGTTCCAATACCTCCAGTTCCAATACCTCCAGTAACTCCTCCTCTTACGCAGTGTGGAATACAAAATTTGGGATTCATTATTGGTGGTAGCGAAACTGTAGTTGGAAAATGGCCATGGGTAGTAGATTTAGAAGGATGTTCTGGAACATTGATTGCTCCTCAGTGGGTTTTGACAGCTGCACATTGTGATTCTGTTTTAAAAAAGGGTCATGTTTGTAAATTTGGGCAAACTAATAGAAGTGTTATTGCTAGTGTACAAAGTATAGCCGTAGATTATTTTGTAATACATCCTAGTTTTAACAAGACACAAGAAAACTGGACAGATATTGCACTCTTGCATTTAGAAAGACCAGTTCAATTGAATTCATTTGTAAAATGTTGTTGTCTACCAACAGAAGATTGGGATTTAAACAACGAAGAAATGACTACATGTGGGTGGGGATATACATCTGGACCTGGTCCAGATGCAACAGGTTCTAATATTTTAAAAGAATTGATAGTAAAAAGAATTCCATATTGGGTCGTTTTAAATCCAAACATTCCACCAAATTATTTATATTTTTTTAAAAATTCTAAAATTTACGTTGCTGGTGTGAAACCAAACGAAGCAACGTGTTTAGGAGATTCTGGTGGAGGACTATTTGTTAAAAAAAATAACATTTATTACGTAGTAGGAATATTGAGTCATGGTAAAGGAAGCACTTCAAATACTTGTACACAATCTGGATTTACAAAAGTATGGTATTTTATAAATTGGATTAAAAACACTATTAAATGAGAAATAAATGCAAACTAAAGATATTGTATCTATTATTTTCGGATTAATTTCTACGTTAGTCAGTTTAGTATATTTACAACGAGGAAAATCATCTGTAGATCCTATAAACATTCCTATAGATGATATAACAAATCCAACTCCAATGTTTCCTACTCCGAATCCGATAAATTTTCCAACTCCAATGTTTCCTACTCCAAATCCTATAAATTTTCCAAGTCCAATTAATCCTCTACCAAGTCCAATTAATCCTATACCAAGTCCAATTAATCCTATACCAAGTCCAATTAATCCTATACCAAGTCCAATTAATCCTCTACCAAGTCCAATTAATCCATTAGTTCCAAAGCCTATAGTTCCTACTGTACCAGTTCCACCAATACCAAATCCAGTTATAAGCCCTGGTAGTTGTGCAGCTGGGCTAACATATCTTGATCCACAACCTTTTGTCGTATATGGAACTGTGTCATCACCTGGAAAATATCCTTTTATGGTTGATTTAAATGGATGCGGTGCTGCCTTAATTCATCCTCAATGGGTTTTAACTGCAGCACACTGTCCGATGCAAAGAGGATCTATAGTAAAATTAGGATTATTCAATAGACAGTTACCAGAAACAGGTCAAAGACAAATAAAAACAGTGTTGACTGCCATCAGACATCCAAATTTCAACAGACCAAAATATCTCGACAATGATATAATGTTACTGCAATTAGATTCTGCTTGCACAATGACCAGATATGTTCAAACTATTTGTTTACCAGGTCCTTGGGATTTAAGAGGAAAACCCATGATTTTTGCTGGATGGGGTGCCACAGAAAGAGGTGGTTCAAGTAATGTAATAATTGAAGCTCCGCAATTGGAAATGACTTGTGGTGCTTATAATGCTGGAAACCCTGGCAATATATGCGCTGGTTATAGAAACAGTACCCATTGTCCAGGAGATTCAGGAGGTCCAATGTTTATCTATCAAGGAGGAAAATATTATATTACAGGAATTGCTTCTGCTACTTATGGATGCAGACCTCCTGGAATACTTACCAGGGTTTCGTATTATGTTCCGTGGATAAGACAATATGTAAAGGGTATTTAATAAAAATGGAAAAGAAAAAATGGATTATAATGGGAGTCATTACACTTTTAGTGGCGGTTGGTGGATTTTACATGTATAGAAAACAAAAATCTGTTGGTATAAGTGATATTATCGAGGAGCCAGGAATACCAGGAATACCTTCTCCAGATTCAGGAATTGCACCATCACCTGAAGGAACTCAACCAGGTACCCCTAAACCACCTAGTATTATATCTGAGTTAATCACTCAAGTTCCTGGAATATTAGGTGCTTTACCAGGACTCATTAGTGGAATAGCTGGCGGCGGAGGCGGTGTAGGCGGTGGAGGCGGTGGATTTATACCAGATGTAACACCTTTTCCTACTGATCCTTTGCCTGGTGGTGGAGGTGGTGGACTTGTACCTATGCCAGGTGGACTTGTACCTATGCCAGGTGGACTTGTACCTACGCCAGGTCCGGGTGGAATCCCTATACCTCATCCAATTCCAGGTCCGGGTGGAATCCCTATACCTTATCCAGTTCCAGGTCCGGGTGGAATCCCTATACCTCATCCAATTCCAGGTCCGGGTGGAATCCCTATACCTCATCCAGTTCCAGGTCCGGGTGGAATCCCTATACCTCATATTCCTATTCCAATACCTAGACCTCCTGGTCCAATTCCTATTCCAATACCTAGACCTCCTGGTCCAATTCCTATTCCAATACCTAGACCTCCTGGTCCAATTCCTATTCCTCATCCTCTTCCTCATCCTATACCTCATCCAATGTCACTCTTAAGAAATGCTTTCGGATATGGTGAAATTTCAAACACAAAACCTTTTGACGATTTCAATGATTACGGTCTAAACGCTGGACAATCTGAAATATTGTCTTCTGCGACACCTCAATTAAAAAATTATATTTTATCTTTTGCTGGCAAATGGCCGTGGGTAACTAGTGATAATGGAGTTTTGATTAGTCCAACTTGGGTAATAACATGTATTTCAGCTCAAATTGGAGATATTTGCGTTTTGGGCATGTATGACAAAAGATTGTACGAATCTCAACGACAAATTCGTAGATATAAAAATGTGTTTCAAAATGGTTCGTTAAGATTGTGTCAATTGGATTTTCCAGTGGATTTTACTAAATTTGTAATTTCTTGCAACGTTACAAATGATAACATTGATATTTATCAAAAAGAAGTGTTTACAGTAGGATGGGGAATTGTAAATACTAAAACAAGTACTGTAATAGCAGAGTCTATTGGTGTAGGTGATAAATGCAGTGATGGAACTCTATGTTTAAAAGATTCTAGTATTTTAGAAAATTGTTTTACAAACTGTCCTGTATTTATAAATTTACCAGATATTAATGGCGTAAACACTTGGTGGTTGGTAGCTTTCACAAAAGAATGTGAAAGAATCACTAAATGTATTGACGTTGGATTTTATTGGAAATGGATTAAACATTATGTTACAGATTATTAGCCAATTTTGATACAGTTTTTTGGTAACATCCAATAAAATAATGAAATTTATATATTGTCAATCGTTAAATTTTTTGCTAAAATGTATTATTGACAATATAGAAAACGTTGAATATAATTGGAAGTTGCAGTCTAGAGACTTTTCTAAATACTGGGCTACCAAACCTTGTGCAAAACAAATTGTTAGCCTAGGAGGATTTGGAAAAGTTATTGTACCATATTTTTTTGACGGATCTGATGTATATGGTTATATTGATGAATTTGGAGAAATAAAACAAAAAAAAATTATCATTAAAACAAATCGTATAAAGTTTGAAAAAATAGTTTCTCCTAATGAGAATGAATGGGTAATTAATGTGAATTATGCAGAATCTTATTTTGCTCCTTTTGTAAAATATGTTTCAGAACTGGGAGTTTGTCCATTTTTATGTAATTATTTAGCTACTTATTTAACTGATAAAAATAGAATGGTAATGTTTATAGAAAGATACGATTTCGAACTGAGAGATTTTGTAAAATCTTCAAAAATGAATCAAGAATATTTAATTAATATCATTTTCCAATTTGTGTATACTATTTTCATTTTAAAAAGTTATTTAGGTATGATTCATTTTGACACTCATTTAAGAAATTTAATGTTAGTAAAAACAAACTCTTCAAAATATAAATATATTTTACTTTATGACCGTTTTAGAAAAATTGGCATTCTTTTACCATTTTTGGAATATAATTTAAAACTTATAGATTTTGGTCTATGTTCAATCGATTTAAGTGAATCGGTGGATCCAGTACTGAAACGTTCAAATTTTAATATGACATCTATGCAAACACCAATTCACCTTAAAAAAAATATAGGTAATAATATGACTATAGACTTACAATATTTTTTACTTCATTTACATCAATTAGTGGGTAAAAATAACTATTTAGATAATTTTTGTTCGAGATTTTATGATGATTGCAATTTTATTCCAAGTAAAATAATAGAAAGAAATCCTAAATTTGTCATTTTAAAATCTCAATGCATCATTCAAACTCATAACGTAGGAATCAGTGAATCTAAAATTCAAAATAGACAACATTTAATAGATGGCTTATTACGATATTGTTCTACATATGGATCTGTATTAAACGATTCGGAACAAACTGTTTTTAGTCCATTCAAAATAGATGCTATACCATCTTTTAATGAAATATTTGTTGTTCATCCACAAGCAACACGACATAACATTCCTTCGAGTGAATCTAAATGGTTTCGTCCATCATTTTTTCAGATCAATAAAAATCGTGTAGGATACAATTGGATGTTTCCAGTTCACAATTATAAACCAAGTCCAGTAAAGGATTTACCAAGAACAGGAATTGCTTTGAAATATAAAAACCAACCTTTTCATTTTACGAACGCATATCTTAGTTTTACAGGAGAAAATCAAAGTCTTAGGTTTCATTATTCTAAAAATAAATCTGAATTATTAAAATCTTTTGTTTGTGGAAAATTTCTGTTGTATAACAAGAAAGAAATTGTTGTTCCAAAAACAAATGGTCAATTATTTTTTATGTTTAAAAATGGTACATTTACAACAGTTTACATGATAAATCCTGTAGAATATTCACAAATAATTACTTGGTCTAAAAAACAAAAATATGATTCATTAATTGATGCAACCCATCATGCCAGTTTTATTTACGAAAAAGAACAGTATAACAATAATTTTAAACCAGTCATGTTTATTAAATTTTAATCATTTTCTTTTTTTTATAAACGTGCCTATTATCATCCCTAATATTGAACCAATCACTAAATATAACATTTTTTGAATCCAATCCATCTTTATAGCACATGTAGTACAAGAACCACCATCAGAAGCTGATGCATTTTTCCATACACGTTCAGAAGGACAATTGTGTGAGCACACATGTGGAACTGACGATGGTTGACGAATTACAGGTTGTAATTGTTGCAATTGAAGACGATCCAATTGTTGCTGTTGTTCTATTTGTGTTTTGATGATTTGATCGATAGGAGTATGAAAATTGCTGTTTAAAATTTTTTCTATAGGAGTAGTTTGTCTCATTTTAGTTTATACAGTAACTGACAGGAATCAATAAAAACAATAGTGATGTTTGTCCACTACAACTTTGACAATAACGGAAAAATGTTGGAAGGATATGATTCATTGGTAATAGGAGGCGGAGGCTTAAAAGGTAGTCAATTTTTAGGGGCTTTAAAATATTTACAAGAACAAGGTATTTTAATACCAATTAATTATTTTTTTGGTACTAGTGTAGGATCAATAATTTGTCTATTATTAATATTAGGATACTCTCCAGATGAACAGTATAATTTAATGAAAGATAAAAAATTTTTTTCGTTCAAGCATTTTACAAAGATTACGTCAACTTCACTTTTACATTTTGAATTACCACAAATTTTAAATGAAATAATTGATCAATCTCTAACATTTGAAGAGTTATTTAAAGATACTGGTAAGCATTTACATATTGTCACCTATAATTGTACAAAAAAAGAAGAAACTATTTTTGGTACCGAAACAACACCTGGATATTCCATTTTTAAAGCAATTTGTTTTGGATGTACTCTTCCTTTTGCGTTTGAACTTCCTCAAAATGAAGATGGACATTTCTATATGGATGGTGGTATTATTAATAATTTATGTGTAGATGTTGCTTGTAATTTTAAATTATCAAAACGAATTTTAGCATTACGTATTATAGAAAATAGACCATTTCAAAATAATAACTATTCAGATATTCTTAATATTTTAATTAGTGTGCCAAGTCAAAAATTAGATGAACAAAGATTGAAATTGTGCAGTTTACACGACAATAAAACAGTAGATTGCATAACATGTACTTCTGATCACGGAGTATCTGGAATATTAATAATGACTAATGAAGAAAAAAATAACCTTTATTTTGAAGGATACGAAGCAGCTAAACTTGTTTTTTAAAGTGGACATACATTTGCTCCTTGACCTGGTTGATATTGTTTGGTAATAATACAATTTTTTACATCTACTGAATTAGGTCCGGAATATGCATCTGTTAAATCGTATGTGGCAACTTCATTTAAAATTGGATCCCATGGATGTGTTCTGATTAAACTATTGAGGCTAGTAATTGGATCTTTTAACGAAACAACTTCTACACTAGGAGGACATGTGTATCCACAATATCTAACCAATATCAAAGTGTCGTACCCTCTATAAGTAGCTAATTTTGCAATAGCAATATCTTCAGGCAATCCACCACCTGGAATAGCCGTCCCCCAAGATTGTGCCATAGTTTGTTTTGTTTTACTAATCACTAACTTACCAGTAGGTAAAAATAATCCAGAACCACGACAAGCGTAATAGTAACAACCGTTAAATGAATTTGTTGTTTCATAGTAAGAATTTTTTAAATTTTGACGTACAACTTCGACATATTTTACTGCTTCTCCAGGACGTCCATCTTCTTGATAAACAACCATTTGTTGGCCGTATGGTCCTCCGAAATTAAGACTTTTAGAATATTGTTTATAGGGACTAGTAGGAAAAATTGGTAATTTGTATCGCATTTCCATTCTATTCCAATAGTCTTGAAGAGTTGTTAAATCTTTTGATTTCCAAACGGACGGGGAACCATAAACAACTGAAAAATAACTTTGCAATTTTTCCAATTCTGTACTTTGAGGTAGAGATTTCCAATCTATACTTGTTGTTTCTGAATCGAGTAAATTCGCGGTTCCTCCAAATTTTATAATTTTTTGACACGTCAATAACATGTCGGCTATATTGAGAACTCCCCGTTTTTTGGAACAGCCAGTTTTAAATGAAAAATCGCCATATTTTTGTCCTAGAGATTTCGGAGGATCTGGGTCTAAAATATATTTTGGATCTACTAGTGGAATACCAGGAGCAAAAAAAATATCTAACCACAAATTTTCTGTATTTTTATTGGTTGAAACTTTAAACGGATTTTTCTGTATACATTTTTGTACAGAAAAAATTGGTTCAATTAAATCAATAAAATACCTTTCGAATTTTTTTCCATCCCATTCGTTACTAAGTTGTATACATCTATATCCTCTTTGTACTGCCAATTGAGTAATATAAAATTTACCAGTATCATTAAGATATGGAATTTTTGCTGTAGGATTATTGGCCTCTTGTCGGATTGATGCAGTGGTTTTCGTACCCTGGAATGTTTTAAATTCAGGAGATGAATAATTTAAAAAATTTGCATCACTAATATCAAACAAATTAAGTAAATGTATGGAATTGTAGGCAAAAAGACATGTTTTCATCGGTATAAACCATCCTGTACCTGTTCCCATGAAATACCAACATCCATTCCACGTATCAATATTTAAACTTTTGTAATAATTTGAGGTGATGGGGCAAACTTCAACATATTCAAGATTATAAAATACTGAAGATTCTATAGGAACAACTCGTTGAAGATTGGGGCTATATTTAAAATCTAAACCATTATAAAAATTAGTAAATTCTAGTCCTGTTTTAAAATCAAAAGCTGGATATAAAGCAGTCAAGTAATCAGGTATTTGAGAACTTGTGATGGATTGTGGAAATGTTTTTAAAACTGCTCCATCTAAATATTTTAAACAATTCATACTAAATTTTTGATCTATATTTATCACGCCTTTTTGAGATATACAATCGGCTACAAAACTTGTAATTTTTGTGTTTACAGTAGCACTTGTATCTACTCCAGGAGGCGCTCCTTTGATTACTTTTTGTAATGGATTTTGTGGAACTACAACATCAGGAGGAACTATACTTGGTGGAACTACAACATCAGGAGGAAGTACAACACCTGGTGGAATCACAGTACCAGGTGGAATTACAGTACCAGGTGGAATCACAGTACCAGGGGGAAGTATAACAGATGGAGTTTTACTAGCAATGGATTTTTTAGTTCTGTAAAAAAATATATATGTTATAAATACAATTATCAAAATAATTACAAAGTAAATAAGTTTATTATTCATTTTATTAGACATAAAATTCCATATAGAAAAAAATATGGAATTTTTACAATACTGGGAAACCCAAAGCACCGCCTGCGATTCGTACAATATTATTATTGACGACTGTAACAATAAATTCATAATTTTGTGTATAGTTAGTTCCAGAATTTACAGGACCTTGTCCAGCTGAAGCGACAATAGCATCTGAACTAGCAGATGGCACAATACTTACGTTAGCCAATTTACCATAATTTGTAGATCCCATTGGATCTAAATTAAAGAAATCTAACGAATAAGAATACAGATGGTATCCTGTATCTAACGGAATAGCTGGAGCATGATACCAAGGATTTAGAAATGAGAAAAAATCTGAACCCATGTGAGTAAATCGATTTGTATTTTCGTAAATCAAACTAGTATCTTTAATTGGATCATGTGCATAACGAGAACCGTAGTCAACTTCAGTATCTGTGTTTCTAACAACTGGACTTGATGTTGTATAATTTGACCACTGATTATGGAAAGTAGTATTTCTCACACTAAAAAACATGGCTTTGATTGCATGTGAAAAACGAAGATCGTAATTTGGATTAGGATTTGTCGATGGATTATATGTTTGACGCGGTGCTGTTTGAACTTGTTCAATGAGAATATCTCGTTTGGTGCATCCCATTTTCCTACGTTCTTCGTTGGCAACAATTGCATAATTTGCCCATACTTGTACAGTTTTCAAAACAGGCGCTTGATCAATATCTGTACCAACCAAAGGTTGATGAACTTGAGCTGCAGTTGATGCTGTATTGTCCAAAATGAGTAAATCTTTCCAATCCCTAAATTCAAAATTAATATGCATTTCATTGTACGGAATAGCAGCAGTAGGCAGAGCTACTCCACTACTTCGTGTAAAGAAAAATGGAAGTGGCAAATTAAAAGTAAGACTTGGGATTTCTTCTCCTGGACCATGAGGACTTGTATAATCGTGAATATTTCCAATCATATTGTCATATCCAACTCTTTTAGATGCGTCTGTTGTAAAAGCCGTCCAAAAATCTAAATGATAGTTATCAAATCGTGCAGCAACAAGATCATTAAAACTGATACTACATTCTCTAATCAAGTTATGCAAAAGATTTTTAGTCCATCGCAAGCGTCCATCAGCTCCGAATTGGTTATTAGTTTTCAAAACTACAGAGGGGAATGTGACACGTAAAGTAGTATGAATTAGATAATCTCCTGCTCTACTGACACTTACACTCCATTCTTGACCAAAAGATGCATTTCCGTTATTTCTTGAAAGTAAAACAGGTACTTGAGTGAACCATGTAGATTTTCGACATGATCTCACAAAATATGTAATTGCTTCGTCGCCTCCGTACATATATTTTTCGATTTCGTCGTACGTTGCAATATCAATAAATCCAGACGTGATATTAGATTGCGCCATTTATTATAAGAGTAGAAAAAAAAATAGCTTGCGACATAACATCTTTTAAAAAAGTTGTAAACTGCAATAAATGTCAAGTAATAATATCTTGGAAATAGATAGTAAAATAAGAAAAATTTATTCTAAAGAAATTGAACGTTTATCTGAATATAATTCAAAATTAAATACTATTAAATATTTACTAACAGATGTTTTAAATCTGAGTCACAGAGTTCGTAATCATTTAGAAAAAATTAAAAAAGATATTGAAAATGAAATTACATTTTTGTCGTTTACAAAATTTTATTTTATAGAAAGTCGTGATGTTTTACAACGATATTTACAAGTTATGAAAACCCCAACAATTAATTCTTTTTTTAGAAAAAATAATGAACAAGATGAAAACTATGTTATCAAACGTAAACTATATGAAGAATATAAAGAAATATTACAACCATATCAAAAATTGGTACAAATGTATTCTACAGAGCCAAATTTGTTATGTAGTTTAATAAAATGTGATTTTTGCCAATCTGAATTTGGTTTCTATTTAGATGAAAACTCTAGTGTTTGTAGAAATTGTCTAACTGAAAAAATAAGACTAATTAGTATTAGTACATTTAGTGACAATAACAGGATAAATATTTCAAACAAATATTCGTATGATAGAAAATTACATTTTAGAGATTGTATAAATCAATATCAAGGAAAACAAAATACTATTATCCCAGAATATATCATTGAAAACATTAAAACTGCTTTAAAAACATTTGGTATTGGAAAATTAATAAAATTAAGTCATGTTTATATGGCAATGAAACATTTAGGATATACAAAATATTATGACGATGCAATACTCATTCTATTTAAAATAACAGGAAAACAACCAAAAAATATTGAACATTTAGAAGAACGTTTAATGCAAGATTTTGATTTGATTTTGACTGAATATACAAATTCGTTTAAATACGTTGATAAAAAAAATTTTAACACTCAATATGTATTATTCCAGTTATTAAAAAAACACAATCATATTTGTGACCCGGAACAGTTGGCTGTTTTAAAAACGAATGAAAGAAAATTATTTTCGGATACAGTTTGTAAAACTATTTTTGAAAAATTTGGTTGGAACTATTCTAGTTTGTAAAAAATTTGGAACTATTCTAGTTTGTAATTTTGTGTAAAAATTGACAACCAATTTTTACACATTTTTACACACTAGGTACGTATTGTCTAATCCAGGGTAGATAATAAGATACTCTTGTATAAACTGAATTGTCGTCACAATTTACAGGTGTTCCAAAGGAACAAATACCAACCTGTATATATTTTCCGTTAACATTTGTAACAAGAGGTGATCCAGAATCACCTGAACAAGAAAATCCTCCTTCTCCTTTTACGCAAATTTGACGTAGTGGAACAGGAAAACCCCATTTACAATTTGTTGTATTTTCAAATGAATAATTGTATTTTAAAATGTCACTCACAGTACTATTAGGTTGTGTATAACCCCATCCAGATACAATTAATCTTCTTCCAGATGTACTAATATTACTCAGGCAAATTAAATTTACATAGTTATTTAATTGTACTGGAGTATCTAATCTTAAAAGACTAATATCATAATCTAATACGCCATCTCTATATTGTGGATGTCTGTAAATGGCTAAAACTTTCCTAAACTGAGTAGTGGAGTCAATTTTTCTTTTATCTATCATACCAAAAAGAATATTATCACCTACAGCTGTTTGACGACAATGAGCAGCTGTTAAAACCCATTGTGGATGAATGAGAGAACCACCACATGCTCTGAGAGCTACCATCCAAGGAAATTGACCTACCGTTGCATAATTACCTCCTACAATGTACGGTTCTCTATTAAAGGGTCTCATGGTATTACCACAAAAACCGTTATTTATAGGAGGTACTGGAATAGGAGGTATTGGAATAAGAGACGGAACAATGGGTGACGGAACAATGGGTGACGGAACAATGGGTGACGGAACAATGGGTGACGGAACAATGGGTGACGGAACAATGGGTGATGGTCTAGCCCAGAAAGGAGGTGGTAAAACATCAGGTAAATTAATGGGTGATGGAATAAATATAGGAGAAGGTGTAGAAATTGGAGGTGTTGATATAGTCCAAAAAGGAGGTGAAGTAATTGGTTTTGTAGAACTTGGTTTTCGTGTTACTACAAATCCTAAAGTTCCCAAAAATGCTATAATAGCTGCAATTATATTTTGATTTTGCATTTATTAAATATCTTTAACATATTGTCGAATCCACGGAAGGTATGCACTAACTCTTGTATGAATAAAAGGAGGAAAACATTTCGGGCCTTCACCTGTACTGCATACTCCTACAATGTAATATATTCCATTTTGATTTAACATTAACGGACCTCCAGAATCACCATTACAAATTTGCGCAGCACTAGATTTTAGGCATATTTTATCTGCTTTATTAAAAAAACTGGTTGAACAAGTGTTAACTTCTGTAAAAACTCCTTCTCTTAGAATTGCACTTGATTGTATGATTGTAGCTGATGTACTACCAAATCCTGCAGCAACTAATGATTTACCTGTTAAATCTATATTTGTAGTTGGTAAACATATAGGATGTACATAATTATTTATAGAAACTGGAGAATCTAATTTCATTAAACATATATCACCTCCCATAATAGCACCTTCTTTTTCACTAAAATTTGGATGATTAATTACTTCAATAATGTTTCTAAATTGAGTTTGAGGTTCTTTTTTAGAAATATCCACAACGCCTATGGTAACAGGTATTGGTGCTGGAAATTTACAATGAGCAGCAGAAAGAATCCATAAGGGAGAGATTAGAGTTCCAGTACAAACGGAAGGTGTTGGTATAGCAGGTGTTTTTTCAAAAGCGCAAATCCATGGATATTTTCCTGGAAAAACAGCAGTTCCGTTTATAAGATAAGCAGCTTTAGAATTTGATACACCACATTTTAGAAGCGTTGGTACAGCACCAGGAACTGGTATAGGAACAGCACCAGGAACTGGTATAGGAACAGCGCCAGGAATTGGTATAGGAACAGCGCCAGGAATTGGTGTAGGAACAGCGCCAGGTATAATTCCAGTAATTCCAGATATAATGGAATCTATAATACCAGATGGTACAACGCCAGGTGTATTTGGAGAAGGTACAATGTTTGGTATAACAGAATCTACAATCCCAGGTAAAGGTGATGGCGGTGATGATATTGAATTACTTTTTTGTTGTTTTATAACTAAAAATACCATAATTCCTGCTATTGTAAATGCAACTAATAAAATATACATATCTTTCTCTTCCATTTATTTAAAAAAATGGGTTTTCATTTCATAAAATTTATAAAATCATCAACTGTTCTTCCTTTTACTGATTGATACACTCGTTTTCCTTTCACAAATTTTAGAAAATCTGGCACTCCTTGTAAATTATAACCAATTTTGCGAAGAAATGCCTGTCCTCGTGCATCATCAACATCTACCTTACAACAGATACATTTATTTTGGTACATTTTTGCAAAATCTTCAAACGCGGGTTTAGCTCTAACACAATGACCACAATTATCACTCATTACCATAACCATTACTGGTTTTTGCATACATTCTGGTATATTCAAAATTCCATTGAAATCTGTTTCGTCTAAAAACATTACTTCCATTTTTATTATATCATAAATTAATGAATTCTGATGAAAGAAATAGTATGATTGAATTTGCATCTGAAAAATATAAAGTTTCTAGAGAATTTTTAAATCACATGTCTACCAAAGATTTGCAAGAGTGGATAAATCCTGTTAAAAAATGTTCTTGTAAAAAAGTTATCAAACAAATCAAACAAAAAAAGAGATGGAAATGGTGGTAACATTTATACACCTGGGACGTATTGTCTAATCCAGGGCAGATAATAAGATATTCTAGTATATGTTGCTCTTCCAGAACAATATGGATATATTGTAGAGGAAGTTACACCCACCAAATAATTTTTTCCATTACTCACTGCTACTAAAGGTCCACCCGAATCGCCAAAACAGATATCACCAGCTACGGCTGTAGTACAAATTTTTTTAACATCTTGTGAATAGCAACCAGTTTCTTTGGTATAATTAAATTTTAAAACAGAACTAGAATTATTTAAATTACCTGTTGTAGACCCCCAACCCGAAGAAATTAAATTTAGTCCACTTACTGGAAAATTTCCTAAACATACAACATTGACATAATTATTTAATTGTACTGGAGATTCTAATCTGATTAATCTAATATCTTCTAAATCATGAACACTTGCTCTATATTGAGGGTGATCATAAATTGCTACGATTGTTTTGACTTGAGCCGAAGCTTCGTTTTTACTTTTATCTAATTTTCCAAAATATATGGCTTTTCCTACAGTTGTTTGAGTACAATGTGCTGCACTAATTACCCATTGAGGATGAATTAATGTTCCTCCACAACCTCCTAAACTTACCATCCATGGAAATTGTCCTAATCGTGCAAAATATCCTCCTGTTATATAAGGAACAGGTTCGTTGGCAAAACCACCATAAGACATTCCGCAACTACCAGTCTGTATTGGTGATGGAGCAATCGGAATAGGTGATGGAGCAATCGGAATAGGTGATGGAGCAATCGGAATAGGTGATGGAGAAATCGGTCTTGGAATAACTATAGGAGAAGGTATAGGAATTGGAGGTGTAGGTCTAGCCCAGAAAGGAGGTGGTAATTTACTACCTGGTAATGCAATAGGAGTTGGTGAAGGTCTAGGTAAAGGATTGGGACTCGGCAATCGATTTGGTTTGCGTCGTGTAACTACAAATCCCATAGCTCCCAAGAATGCTATAAGTGCAGTTATTATATTTTGATTTTGCATTTATTAAAAGACCGTTATTTGGACCATAATTTGTCACGAATTTCAAAACGTGGATACGTTTGGAAATTAAAAAAGGAATTCAGGTAGCAAAAAAGTTTATTCTACTTCTTATTTTTTGATCTACATTAATTTTTTTGACGATATCATAAATATAAGTTTCTATATCAGTAGATAAATTATTATGACATTTATTAGCTAAAAATTTATATATTTCATCATGACCTTCGAAGAAATCATCGAAATCATTTTCATTATAATCTATAGAGCCAATTTCTGAATTATTTTCTTCATCATTATCATTAACATTTTCAAAATATTCTTCAGGTAATTCCATTGAAGTGTTGGTTAATAATTTTTTAGCGAAATCTACATCAACTTCATCTAGTGTTATTAATGTATTTGTTAATCTGTCAAAAACAAGTAATAATTTACAAATTGCTACCACAGTAGAATTATATTTATCATCAGCTAATTTTGGTTGAGATTTACGCTTAACCCATTTATTACAAAAATTGTATTGCATTGTAAAAATATAACTATAAATTTGTAAATCTGTTGATATTTTTCTTAATTTTTCTAATGTAACTAAAATATATTCATCTACAGATTCATACGAAGAATTAAAAAAATATTTAAAAATATCTTTTAATGTAATTTCCGAAGAACAATGTTTTGTTTTTAACCAATCATCAAAAATTTGTTTAATAAAAAAAATAAGTTGTTTTTGATTATACATCCAACATTTAATTATTGGTAAACATTTAATCTGTTCCAAAGATGTTATTCTATTAATTTTAGGTTGAATTAAAGATCTATGTTGTACGAATTTTTCACCAAGTTTTGGAAACCAATTATTTTGTATAACAATATTACTTTTTTCAGTACTCAATAACAAATGTTCATATTCATTATTTTGTAAAAATTTAGATATTGTTTTGTCTACTATTTTTTCCATTTTTTCTAAACGATTTTTTAAAATCCAGTTATTTAACATTTGTATAATTTGATCAGGACGTACACTATTAATTTTTTGAAAAATGTTTTCTGGTTTTAAATCTAGTCTTTCATGAGAAATATTTTTAAAAACACAAAAATGCACTAAAGTTGGGAAATTAAATCCATTTATTAATGTATAATGGACTGCAAATGGGTTAAAAATATGTATATTGTTAACATCTATTAATTGTTTAGCATTATCATTGTGAACATTTTGATATTCACGTTCTTTTTCTAATCCTGGATGTAATGGAAATATTTCAGATTCGAATCTTTTGATTTCTTCTTCACAAAGTAAGAAAAAATGTCTTTTTTTAACAATTTGTATAACATTTAATGGTAATAAATCATTTTTATACAACTCAAATGTACGGCTGATAAACTTTCGTAATTGTTCAAAAGGAATTGTAGATCTTTCCATATCAATTACAGAATTTCTTTGAAAAACTTCTGCGGGATGTAAATGTCTTATAGAATCTATAAAACAAGAAAAAATAAAATCTTTTAATTTATTTTCATTTAACGATATAATTCGTCTTATATTTTGTCTTCGTACCAATTTAATTAATGTTGTAGGATTTGTTGTATAGTCAACACCTCTTTGTTTATGAATTTGTAAAATTGTAGCTCTGTCTGGCGCTTTTTTAAAAATCCGTTCTTTACCATATTTTTTTTCTAAAAATCGTAATAAATCAGACATTCTTTGAAAATTTTCTTCAACAAGATATTGCAAATCTGATTCATGTAATAATTCCTTCAAAGCTCTTTCTGCTAAATACATATAATATATTGGATCATTAGATCTATCTAAAAATAAATCTGTAGAATTTGTATTATTTGATTGTAATTGAAAACGTTTTTGTTCTAAAAATTTTCCATAAGCATTTTTTTGAAAACTAACACTAAAAAGTTTAGAATTGCCGGTTTTTAACAATTCTTGAGTAAATGAAACATCATTTTTACATCTGTTTTCTATATATTCAACAATAGCAAAATTATTTATTTCAATATTGATTTTATCACACGCATCTGCGTAGGCATGTTCAATGTCATGCGAACGCACAATACTTTGTTTAAAAATTCCAGAAGGAAACATGTGTGATAAAATATAATGACACGGAGTTATCCATTCATTGTCATCAATAATTATTGGTTCTTTTTTCAAAGTTAGAATTCCATACGGAACATCTTCACTCGTTTTTACCGTAATCATTTTAATTTAAACACAACTAAAACCCAAACGATTGCGAAGACGTTTCGTTAGAAACTACTTCACTTGATAACAAGCTAGAAACTGGGGGTTTATTTGAACTACCAACACCACTACTTTTTGATTTTCTTCTTTTCATGTAAAATACTACTCCAGCTAGAGAAATAATTACAGCAATGATCAAAAACCATTTATTTCTATAAAATTTTACTTTTGTAGACTCTGGCTCGCTGGATGCTGATCTAGTCACTTTTGAAGATGTGTTTGCAGAAGCAGTTTTAGTTGCACGTTTTGTTGTATTAGGTGTATTAGATTTTTGAATTGTTACGTTAGCTGCGCATGGCTCATCTGATCTCAAAACCATGTATGTAGGTTTGTTTATATTTTTAGCAGTTCCTGAAACATACCCATCATTAGCTTTGTTATATTCGAAATCGTCATTATCCAATTTTCTTTTTTCAACTATAGCAAATTCAAAAGGAATACTATTTTCTGTCTGTACAGTAAAAAGAACGATGCAATCAACAAATGAATTGCTAATTTCTAGAATCTGGCGTTCATCATCGAGCTGCAATGTTGTAGTTGTAGAATTGTCAGACATATTCTTTATTTTACAATACATAATGAATTTAAAATGGTAAAAGTGCAAATAAATAATGAAAAGATACCATTATTCAGATATTCTATATTCTCATATTCCAATTCATCCTAAAATAGAAAATACAATATATTTAGTTCCACCACAAAGTGTGAGATATATTTTTAATTACAAAGATTCTTTTCCTTATATATATACGATTAAATGTAGCAAAAAATACAATAGTCTTGTTATACATAACGAATCTGAAATGATTGATTTTTTTAAATGTTATACTGTAAAAAATTATGTAAATTGGAATTTGATAAAAATGTTATTTGATGGTATAGAATTTAGATGGTATAAACCATATTGGAATTGTTCATCTGAATTGCAACATTGTGTTCAAGAAAAAGAAGCTTGGGAATGGTATTCTAATATTGAAGAACCTTCAGGATTTATATGGCAATATTTTACCATGTCATATCGTTTGAAAACAATCAAAAATTGAAAAAATCTATAAAAAGAATTAGTTATCCTCTAAAGGCGTTATTTCATCAGAATAATGGGATTGGATATGTATCTATTGGCTAAACGTTATTTAAATAACAATGGTGACGTTCAGCTACGAGAGACTATTTCCAATTTGTTTCCTGACATTTCTTCAAAAGTCGAAGAAGTAACCTTTGACGCAGGTTATTGGCGTAAAGCTAATCACATTCATGGATGGTTTGTTAAACTATTTAAAAAAATTGTTTTCTGTTCAGGTACTTATGCAATTTCTAGAGAAGAATTGGAAGACCTTCGAAATACGTGTAAACAAGTCTTAAATAACAAAGATTTAGCCGAAGAATTGTTACCACGAGTCAAAGGTTACTTCTTTGGCAGTCAAGAAATCGATGATACTTATTTTAAAGACATCTCGGATACCATCTCTGTTATTGATAGCTGTCTCAATTTACCTACCAATTGGTACTTTTACTATCGTGCCAGTTAATATTTTAATTTCAACAAAAAGTTGAGAAAAACCTCGTTGGTGGAAAAGAACATTATCAAAAATGAAGTTGAGTATCATTTATTTTGTTTGCATTACGCAAACCTGGGCTTTACTTCCGAATTCTTATAGTTCTTATTTAAATAAAAATGAAATAGAACCTATAATTCGTCAAATAATCGAAGAAAATCTTGAAGCTTTTTATATAAAATTGCAAAAAACGTTTTGGAATAATTTTTCTCAATGGATGAGTTACAATGAAAATTTCATTGCTTCTAAATTTGCTACACAACAATTAGAACTATTGGAATTACAAACTGTACATGACACAATGTTAAAAATGTTACTCGATATTAAAAAAAAATTTGAAGAACAAGATCAACATAAACGTAGAAAACATCATAAACGCAATGCAACACATATTATAGAAAAACGTGAGAACATAGAAAATCCTCTTGTATTAGCACATTTAATTTTTCTAGAAGAATCTAAAAATAATTTTAAAACTACTTTTGAAAATATTCCAGAATTTAATTTTGAAAATGTTACTCTTACAAATATTTCTGAAAATGTTACTCTTACAAATTCTGAAAATACAAATATTTCTGAAAATGTTACTCTTACAAATTCTGAAAATACAAATATTTCTGAAAATGTTACTCTTACAAATATTTATGAAAATACAAATATTTCTGAAAATGGAGCAGAATTTGTAGAATCAGATTATGATAATTTTGGGGAATCTATTCCGTTTTTTTCAAGCACAGTACCTCCTCCTAATTATACTTTAAAAAATTGGTTTAGAGTAACTGAAAAAAGTGAAGACGATAAAAAAATTAGAGAAATAATTGATCGTTTTTTGCAATAAATTTTCAAAAATAAATTTTATTTTTGAAAATTAAAAATAATATTACTGAATACACTGCGTTAAAGAACATGGGTGTAAAGAAAAAACAATGTCGATGAAATTAAAGAAAGAAGCGTGGACTCCAGATACTGGTAAAAAATTAAACGAACAAGAAATGGACTGTGCTGTAAAAGAATTAATTGATACAAAATTTAGAAAACTAGAGCGAGGTTTCATAGATCCTGGTATTCCAAATCAATGCGTAGCTCTTTTTTCATTTGTACCTTGTGAACCAAATAATTTTAATTTGTATGGATTTGCTAAAATCAGAGGAGTTTTTGCTAGTGAATTTGAGGCGATGGAACAATCTAAAAAAATTATTAAACATTTCGATTCTTCAAATACAATTCATCATGTAAGAGTAGGTCATACATTTCCAATTGGTAATAATTTTCATGGTCAATGGGAGAATGTAGTTTTAGACGATGAATTGTGCAAAGCAGAAGCTTTACTTAAAGTAAAAGAAGATGAAAGAGAAGATAGCGAACGTCAATATTTCGAAAAACGTAAAAAAGATCTATTAGAAGATGTTAAACCAAACAAAGAAACAAATTTATTGGATAGATATATTACATTGAGACAGAAATATGCAAATATGGGTGTTATTCACGATGAATATTCCAAACAATTACCTCATATTGAAAAAATTGCACAAGTTGCATATGATGAAATGAGACAAATAGAAAAACAAAACCCGCAAGTTCTGCAAGATTACCAAACTGAATATTTAAAAATTAGAAGAGAGTGTGGATTGGACAAAGATTGCAGTGATGAATCTATTAAAATAAAACAATATTTTGACGCAATGCCATTGTATGATTACATCAAAAAGTAAGGTTTAAATCAATAATAAAGTCACAATGGAACAGCAACAAATTATAATTGTAGTATTGATTATAGTCTTTCTTGTAACTCCCGTAGTTTTATTTGCTTTCATGTCGTCCAAAAAGAAATCAGATACTATCAGTGGTTTACCAGGTAAAACTCCAGGCGCTGTACCAGGTAAAACTCCAGGCGCTGTACCAGGTAAAACTCCAGGCGCTGTACCACCGACAGGTCCGATATCAAACATTCCAATTGGAGGCGGCATCATTGATGTAACAAATCCGCCTGCTATAGTAAATGCTACCAGTATGCCAAGTGCCAAAGAAATTGCATTTCAATCAAAAGCAGCTTGTCAATCTAAAATGGGCGTTATCAATTGGGTAACAAATTCGAAATTGTTGACATGCGATGCAATTGTCCCATTTGGACAACCAGAATCTCCAATTTTTAAAGAGTTGGATCAAGTTCAAGCTTTGATAGATAATGGCACATATAAACCTGCAAACGAAAAGGACAGATTAGTTATTTATTTTAGTATTGTTTACCCTAACGCAGATCCAAACAAAATTAAAAGTATGTCAGATCAACAACTAATTGATTGGTATCAGCATTTGGAATTGTATTACACTCTTCCAGCAGCTATAATGCCAGTCACTCCGATTACCNCTAGAAGACTAGCAGGAAAACAATTTTATCGTGTGCCAGAAGGTGTTATTTTGGATCAAGATCCAGACAGATTAGGAGAAATTGGAAATTATTTGGAAGTGATTAGATTTGGTCCCATGTACAATTATTTTGCAGATCCATCTCTTTTCGTAGGAACATTTTATTACCCAGCTAAAGGTAGTGGTTTATATTTACCATTGGGAAGAACTCTGGTTTCTTATAACAAAGTTCATGCTATGAAAATGCTAAATTCTCCAAATTCTCAGATTGTGATTTATGGTGGAAGAGATTTTCAATCTTTTCTTGCAAAAGATTCAGGAGATCCAAAATATAATGACGAAGCTTTTGTGTCGGTCTGTGTTGCCAATAAAAAGGCTACAGCTAACGATCCAACATGTCCTAAAATTTTTAATTATTTTAGTCAAGTTATCAAGTATAAACCATCTGCACTTGATAATATGATTGCAGAAATGTGTGCTGGAAAATGTTTACGTTACGAAACTCGTTCAGTGGCCAGTGGTCAAGGAGAGAAAAAGACTTTGGTGTATTACGGATGTGGAGATACTGGAGATAAATTTTTAGCACAGATGGCAAGAAATCGAGGATATAATACATTACAATTTCTAAGAGAAGCTCAAATGGAACTTAACGGCGATGCTGTAGTAGGTAATGAACTCATGCATTTAGTTGAAAATGTTTACAGTCAAACAGCTCTGTTACGTCTAGACCCTTTTAAAATGCCTTTATATCTTCCCACAGGTTCATCACCAGAATTGCCAGTAAATTATTTACTGGATCAAAAAATTAATGGAATAGATTTGAAAGCTGTTATTAATACCGAATTTCAACCCTATAGACAGAAAGTATTTGATATTAATTTAATTGTAGATGAAAGGAACACTGGTGGGAATGCTTTAAAACCCTAATTTTTATTGTAGTAAAAGTTGAAATATATACATCTAAAGAATTTTTTGAAAATCAATCATGTTTAAACCAATTGAAACCGTTTGTTTGAATGAAAAACAGTTTTTAGAAAATATTACACTTTACGAAAAACATAATGGGAAATATAGTGTAGAAGGATATTCCGTAACATCTAACAAAATGCTTATATCTTGTACATTTGGATACGATATAATTTCTAAACTATTTTTGCGTGAAATTTGTAACGATGAAACTTCAACCTTTTTTTTAATACAAAATGGTATGTCTGTAGAATTTTCTGAATGTAAATATGATTTCGAAACACTTGTAGTTACAAATTCACTGGAAGAAAATAAATTTTGGCATTATATGTTAACTTGTATGAAAATTTCTCATAGAGTATGTAAAATGAGAACATGTAAATTTAGCGATAAGATATTAGTTTGTAGCAAATCAATCACTAAAAATTTTTTAGAAAGATTTACATTTTATCGTATTATACATCCAAACAATTGGGATACTTCATCTTATCAAAGTAAATATTTCTACAGTTTTATAGATTATCAACCAAAAATTTTTGCAAATTCACGCCTTCAAACATTTGTAATTCATAACGATTTTATACAACCTAATGTAAAATATAAAGATTATCAGTATAATTTTTTAGACTTACCATGGAAAAAAAAATTACCTAGCGACGATTTTAATTGCCCAGTTTGCTACGAAGAAAAATCTACCATGGTACGTTTTTCTTGCTTTCATAATGTTTGCTATTATTGTTTTGTAGAACTTAAATCGATAAATTTAAGTTGTCCAATGTGTAGAAATTCAAACCCATCTATAAGTTATTGTAATTTTAACAATGAAAACTACGTAGAAAATTTAGAACCTAAACCATTAGTTTTTGATTCTATTAGTAAAAAATATAATTATAAATTTGGTCAAGATGGAATAGTTTACCAATCTATTTTTAATAAATTGGATAGATTGCATTATCATTCTAAAAATATTGTATTTGTGATTAACTATGAGAAACCTACTGTAATTATTAAAGAAAATATAAAAATGTTATGTAGAAAAGAAAAAAATACTATACACATTTTGTACAAGTTAGAAAAATATAAGAAAATATGGGAATTATTTCTAGAAGAATTAAAGTTAATTTAAAAATTGGAATTTTTTTTTAAAGTAAAAATTAAGTTAGTTTTAAAACTAACTTAATTTAAATGTTAAATAGAATTAAAATTTTATTAATTCTTCAAAACTTGTAGGATCATTTGATTCATTTACAATATCCTGAACAGTTTTCCAGTTATTTGGACCTGAAAATATTTCAGATTTTTTAAATTGTAGGGTTTTATCTTGACGTATCTTAATAGGTTTCCATCCATTTGAGTTAAAAATACATTCTACTACTTTTTCTTCAAAAGAAGCACAATCTAGACATGGAATATCATCAGAACAATTATTGACGTTATTGGCGCATAAAATTTTGCTTTCATTTCCAGTTCCAAAAATAATTCCAAAATAATCGAATTTACTAACATTGAAACAAAAATTAAATTCTCCTAATGTATTATAATGTGCTTTGCTTATTCCACAATACACATGTTTTCTGCGAACAAGTAAATCGGCAGTAAGCTGAGACTTTTTTTTCCATTTAAAAATTGGATACTGAACAAAAAGTGGCTTATCCACTAAAATGTTAGAAGGTGTAAATATAAATCCATCTGTAATTTCTTCAGAGGTCATATTTTCTAATATTTTGAAAGTATTTTTAATTTCTGGAAATTGAACGTTGTTTAAGAAAAAACAGTTTGGAAAAAGTAAATTTTTTAGAATATTAAATCTTTGAAAATAGTTAAGGTTTGGACAGTAAAAATCAAAAATAGACATTTTTCCATTTTCTAAACGTTCAGCGTGAATCACATATTTAAAATCGAATTCTATTTTAATTTTTTCTAAAATTTTATTGTTTACATCTTTTACGCACATTTCACCTCTGTTACATATCATAAAAACTAATTCTCCATCACATTTAGTTGATACAGCATACCTTATATTTCCTTCTAAAATTTTACAGATATCATTTTTAGTTAAAGGGATTGGTTTTTGAAAAATCATTTAATTCGAATAATTCTAATTTAATTTTTTAATAGATTCTTAAACTTGGTTGTAGAAAACAACTGTCCTATGAATTTTTTCTTTTTCAATTCTATAAAATTGTAAGTTTAAAAAATTTCTAATTTTTAGAATTAAATTGTAAGTTTAATTTTGGTAAATATTTTAGGTGCGTGTATTTTTTTCCAAGAACTATATTGGAGTGATCAAGTACACGTGGATTTATTGAATGATTTGGTGAAAATTATTATTCCTACAAAGTGTCTAGTTGGGTTTTAGGACGACGCTTCAAGTTTCGTCAGTTATTACATTCAACCATTTATATAAAAAGATATAATATATTTCAGGATGATAAAATAGCAATTTATAAAACAAGTTATGCAAGATATCGAAAAATTTATTCCAGTTTACAATAATTATCCTGTATATTTCTTTAAAGAGTTTCTAGAAATGAAATTAGACAATAAACAAAAATTTAAACATCAAAAATTTTTAAGTAGATATTTTGGTAATATTTTTATAGATTCTCACGAATTACTACTTTTTCACGATATGGGAAGTGGGAAAACAAATAGCGCGGTAGCCATCATTGAAAGACTAATGGAGCTCTACCCACACGAATATAAAGGAGCAATTATTTTGACTAAAGGACAAGGTCTTGTTCATAATTTTGTTCGAGAAATTGTTAAATGTACAAACGGAAAATACGATGTTGAAACATCTGAAGACATGTCAGACAGACATTACAGAATAAAAATTAAAAAAAATATAGAAGAAATTTACACATTTTTTACATTTGAGGTTTTTGTTAAAATGATTAAAGATATGAGCAACACTTTGATAAGAAATAGGTTTGAATCTTATATATTTATAGTAGATGAAGTACATAACATTAGAGATAATGAATCTACTTTAAACACATACGAAGAGTTGCACAGATTTTTTCACATTTTAAAACATAGAAAAATTTTACTTATGAGTGGTACTCCAATGAAAGATAACCCTGATGAAATCGCCAGTATTATGAATCTTATTCTTCCAACGGATAAGCAAATGCTTACAGATAATTTGTTTGCTTTAAAATATTTTGAAAATGGAAAATTAATTAATAAAAACGATTTAAAATCTTATTTCAAAGGTCGTATTTCGTTTTTAAAAAGTGGTATTACTGATGTAAAAAAAAAATTTCATGGAAAAATTGAACCACCTTTGAAATATTTTAAAATTATTGCTTTACAAATGAGTGAGACCCAAAATACTGGTTACGAAAGTGCTTGGAAATTAGACCATGAAAATGTCAACATCTATTCGAACACGAGACAAGCGTCACAATTTGTAGACGAACATTTTCAGTTTGGTAAAAAAGTAAAATCACTCTATAATGATATTAAAAAGTATTCCTGTAAATATGATGCTTTAATTAAAAACTTAATTCCAGGAGAATTAAGTTTAGTATATTTAGATATAGTTAGAGGTTCTGGTTTGCATGCATTAGTAAAATGTTTAGAAAGTGTAGGGTACACTAGAGAAATTAGAAAACCAAAATCTTTTGTTATGCTTACAAGTAATCTTACAGAAGTTCAAAAACAACATTATATAAAAATTTTTAATAGTCCAGAAAATGTTTTTGGAGATTTAATTAGTATTTTAATAGGTAGTCGAGTTATTGTCGAAGGTTACACGTTTAACAACGTTATACACGAACACATATTAACTCCTCATTGGAATTTTTCGGAAACCTCACAAGTTATTGCTCGAGGATGGAGAACGAATTCTCATACTGAATACATTAGGAGAACTGGAACAATACCAGTGGTTAATGTTTATATGTATGCAGCTATTCCAAAATCTTTACCATCTATTGATATGATGATGTATAAAATATCTGAACAAAAAGATATTTCTATAAATCAGATAGTAAGAGTGATTCAAGAATCTGCAATAGATTGTTGGTTATTTAAAGATCAAAACAATACTCTTCATAGAGATGGTGAAAGAGAGTGTCAGTACATGAAATGTGAGTATATGTGCGACGAAGAAAGATTGTGCACAGATCCAATTTTATACGAGCAATATGATTTATATCATTTTAAATTTTCAGATCAATGGAATTCATTTTTAGAAAATTTAGTCACTTCATTTAGAATTAAGTGGGTGATAAATTGGTCTGAACTTTTCTTTTTTAGAAATTTTCAAATAGCTCAAATTGTATTGTATTGTGTACAAAATCATGTAATTTTCATAAATCCAAATCGAACTGAAAGTCACATGAGATATAACGAGACTGGATTATTTTTGGTTCCGTTATATTATTCAGGAGATATGATAACTGAAGCGTATCTTTTGTGTAAATATCAAAGAAAATCTATAAGAATATCATACGATGAATTAGTGTTAAAATATACAATGGACAATGTTCAAGAGTACATTAAACTTTTTTACAAATGTGTAGATTACAAACAATGTATAAAAATTGTTACACATTTCCCAATGTTTTTACAACAAGTCATTTTAGAAAATGTTTTAAAATTACTAGTTTTCCCGAATCCAATGTATGGTCATTTGTTGGAATTTATTTTAAAATATTATGAAAGTAGTATTTTTCAGAATGATGATTATGTTGGCTACGTTTTAGATAAAGTTTGGTGTATAGAAAAGAAAAGTGGAAAATGTGTACCGAATGATGTCATATTAGAACATTTTAATCAGCGTAAAAAATATATGGAAAATAATTCATTTGGTTATTATGGACAAGAAAATAGGGATATCGATGAATTTTGTATTAAAATTGCAAACATAGACACTACAAATATATTGGATAAACGTAAAATTCAATCTGGTCGTAGATGTATTAACTGGAGTAAACCAGAATTGATTGAATTGGCGACAAAAGTTATGGGAGATTCGAATTATGAGGATTTCAGTAGACAAGAAATTTGTAAAAAAATACAATATTTTTTTAAAACAAAAAACTTGTTAGAACACGACAGTACTTGCGGCACGCAATATAAGAAGAAAGCTTGAAATGGTTACTAAATAAATGGTTAGACAACAAAATAGTTTACGTTGTGCAATTGCGTGTAATTCCATTACTAGAAGTTGTAGGAAAATTTGTCCGACACGAAGGAGAAAAACTACCAAAAAAACAACTAAAAAAAGTAAAAAACGTGTGTATAAACGTCGTAAAATTGAATATTGAAAATCTTGTATATTATTTCTGATAATAAAATGGCTAATTATAAGTTGCGAGAACATGAAAGTATTAAATGCAAAATTATACAAGTTGCTAAAAAAGATAATAGATTAGCGATTACATATGGATGCGTTAATGGACAAAGTGCAAATACACGCACTTATTTCACAAGAGACACGTGGTTTGCTATGAAATCGCAAGATTTTATTGGACCTCCATGGGATCATGAACTTGGAATAGACCCAAAACAGCCTTTTTTATTTTATAAAAATAATTCCTAAAGAATATTTAAAGAAATTTATATATTTATTAAAAATTATTGTACTGAAAATATTAAAAATTATATTTACAACACAAATGTTTGTAGTAAATAGAGAAGATTTTGAAAAATTACACGATCAAACGTTTGGTCATAATACAATTTCGGAAAATAATTTGGGATTTCCCAAATTATTTTACAAGATTAATGGTTTAGATGTGTATAATACATTTGATTATATTTATAAAAAAATACAAAAAGGTATTTTCCTTAAATTCAATGAAAAAGAAATACAAATGATAGCTTTTTCTTCAAATGAAAAAAATGAATGGGGTCATTTGATTCAAGTTCCATCCAATTTAAAACTTTTATCAAAATTTAAAATCCATTCAAATACGCATTATTGGCAAACTAATAATGGAGTTATGCGTTATGAAAATCCACACATTGAACATAATAATAATTTAGAAATTTTAAAAGATATGTTTGAGGAATTGGCAAAAACTAGAAACATTCCAAAGGGTCTTGAAATATTTGTCAACAAAAGAGATTTTCCTATAGTCACAAAAGATGCAAAATATGAACCTTACTATAACATTTATGGAAAAAATTATAAACTAATTGGAAAAGAATTAGTTTCTATGGCTCCAATTGTGAGTTTTAGTAAAAGAGATGGTTTTGACGATATATTAATTCCAAATTACGAAGATTGGAAACGAGTATCAAATCCATGTTCATTTCATCATGTTCCTTGGTCTGAAAAAAAAAATCAAGCTGTTTTTAGAGGATCATCAACTGGAGGATTAACTGACAATATTAGACTTAAATTATGTTCAATTAAACATTTTTTATTAGACGTTGGAATAACAAAATTAAACAATCGTTTATTGGCAGAAAACAATAAAATAGATTTTTTAAATTATAAAGGTTCTATTGTACCTAAACTATCATTTCAACAACAATTGCAATATAAAATGATAATACATGTAGAAGGACATGTTTCAGCCTTTCGTCTTGGTCTAGAAATGGCATCAAAAAGTTGCATACTCATTGTTGATGGTCCGTGGTACACGTGGTTTAAACCACAGCCATTTATTCATTATTTGCCAATAAAACGTGATTTATCAAATTTAATTGAAGTTATAAATTGGTGTTTAGAAAATGATGAAAAAGCTAAACAAATTGCAGAAAATGCCTATTCATTTTACAAAACACATTTAACAAAATCTAAAATTTTAGATTTTTTAGAAAATACATTTCAAAATTTATCTAAACATGTTGGACAGTACAAATATGCTCCCATAAAATGGAACACGTATATTGAACAAAATTTACCAAAGTTTGAGAATTATAACGAATGGTTTCACGAAAATGTAACGGAATCCAATTTGAACACATTACATTTCAAAGATCAATTGCAAATATTTTTCCAAATTTTAGTGAAATTTCAATATTTGCAATGGCATTATTGTGCATATTTAGAAGATTTTAAGATAAATATTGAATTCCTTGAAAATTCTAAAAATTTATCTTTTAACGAATTGTATGATCATTATTTTTACAATACCAAAATAAATGTTCATATAGGGTCAAAATCTATAAAATATGTCAAAGAAAATATCACTAATTATTGGGAAATCAAACATAATCTTTATGATATTTTAAACTTATTTAAACACCCAATAATTACGAGCATAATAATTCCAGAAAATGTATCTTTTAAAGAAGGAATCAAAATTATTTATTCAAAATATTATGATTTACATTCAGATAGTATTAATTACAAAAGAAAACTACCAACACCACTCATAAAATCAACAATTAACTTTATTCCAAATTTAGATCATTTTTATAAATATCCATTTCCTAGTACTTTTACTACCAACAAATTAATTATTTACAGACAATTGCAAATATGTGAAGAATGGTGTAATAAAGAAATTTTAGATATTTTTAAAAATTTAATTTTAAAATGCAAACCTGAAAAAGTAATTTTTAATAGATATGATGTTGAATTACCAAAAAATATAAATTCTTTAACATTGCAATGTAATTATCCTGTAGATTTTTCATTTCCATCAATATTATCCAATGATACAATTTATATACGATTAATCTTTGAACTCTTATTCAATAACAAATTTATGGTTTCAGAAGATAAAAACTTTTATATAAATTTATTCAAACCTTTGTTAGAGTTAGATAAGGTAGAATATAGTATTAAGTTGGCTAGATTACAAACAGTATTGAAATACAATTCAATCCATCAATAAAGGGAATAAAATGCCCGAAACGAAAAAATATCCAAGATTATATTTAGAATTGCTTGAAAATAAGCAAAAAGTTAGAGAAGATATGATGTTTAACGAAATTACTTATAGCATTCTTCCTTCTAAAACATCTGAAAAACTTTCAAGTTCTATTCAAAAAAGTGTGTCACCAAAAACATCTCCTATTAAAAAATCTGAATTACCAATCATTATAAAATCTCCAGAAATTCGACCATTAGAAGAAAGTCTCTTGGAGGATATTTTTTCACCGGAAACAATTATACAAAAAGAGAAGGAAATTGTTGTAGATAAACAACCCGAAAAAATCACTTCTAAACCACCAACTCCACCTTTAAAAGATGTTATACCTGGAAATGTCTACAAGCAAGTTTTTCAACCGCCACCGATACCAGAAGTTAAAAAACCAGATCCGGAATTACTTTTCAAAAAGCAAAAATTGTTAGTTAAATTTGATATTTTAAGAAAAAATGGAAATCGTTCTATTCCAATATATTCAATGGATCACGATTATATGGTAATGAAAAAACATTACAAACTTTTAGTCAAACAATTACATGTAGATAACAAAGTTACATTTTACAAACAATGTCTGTTAGGTTTATGTGGTTGTATAGAAATGGGATTAGGAGAAGCAGGACTTGGATTAGATATGGAAGGTTATACAGAATTTCAAGCAAACAATATGAACAAGTATGAAAAATTATTGATCAAAATTGGTGAAAAATCCTATATGCCGTCGAGCGTAATGCAGTTACCAGTTGAAATGCAACTTTGTGTTACATTAATTATTCAAACCATGATTTTTACATCTTCAAAATTATTAAAAAATAAAATTGGATTTAATATTTCTTCTCTTTTTGGAATGATTGATGACAAAAATCTTCAGTTGCCAAAATAAGATTACGCTACATCTATTTTAGTTCTAATACCCATTGCATTGAGTTCTTGAAATAATAACTTGGCAGCGTACGGCATATTTGTATTTGAACTATCACTTTTACAAGAATGGCAAATATCTTCGCTACAAATTATACCACAATTTGTACAAACAAAAGATGTATTATAATCTGACGTTTCAAACATTCGTTCTTTTATGAAACGACTAATGCCATGTACTAACATGCTATCTTTTTCCATTTCTCCAACTCGCAAACCGCCATTCTTTGATCTGCCGCAGTTTGGTTGTCTCGTTAAAGCAGTTACTTGTCCCTGTGCTCTGGCGTGTATTTTATCTGCTACCAAATGTTTTAATCGGTGATAATAAGTTGGTCCAAAAAATATTTGCGCCTTTATTCGTTCTCCTGTAAAGCCATTGTACAATATTTCTGTTCCATCCCTATTAAACCCTTCTTCTTGCAAACGATCACACAATTTTTTAAAATTGGTAGTTTTCTCAAAAGGTGTTCCGTCGCTGGTAAATTTTTTATTAGTCACACATTTAATTTTACCCAATACACATGCAATGATTTGATTTATTGTCATTCTCGAAGGAATACAATGCGGATTAATGATAATATCTGGACAAATTCCTTGTTCTGTAAAAGGCATATCTTCTTGATTATAAATCATTCCACAAGTTCCTTTTTGAGCCGTAAAAGAACAAAATTTATCTCCTATTTCAGGGATTTTTTGTTTACTGATTACAACTTTTACAATATTTCCAATTTTTTTAGGTTTTATTACAATTTTTACTACCTGACCGTCTTCTGTGGCGTGAACAGAATCATCAACTATGGTAGTTTCTTTCTTGGTCGTTTTAGTTACTACTTTTCCAATAACGACATCATTTTTTTTCACAAATTTTTTAAGAAAAACAATTCCATTTTCATCTAAATGCTCATAATTGTAGTGAAGTTTACGTTTATCAAAAGGAGGATTGCAAATACATTCTTCATTACCAATTCCATTTTTCTTTTCTTCTACCATATATGTACGACTTACAGAAATACTAAACAAACCTCTGTCTAATGAACTTTTGTTAATGATAAGTGAATCTTCTTGATTGTAACCAGTATAACACGCAATAGCTACTAAAGCATTTATTCCGTTGGGATTAGCATCTATACCACTTATTGTAGCCATTTTTGTAGAACATAACGTTTTCTGGATATAATCTAACGTATAACTCACAGTTTCTGTTTTATGTGAGCTATTGGGAATAAATCCAATTGCTTGTTTAGCCATACTAGATTGATAGCATATTCTAGGGCTTTGAGTATGATCGCTAAATGGTATTTGAACTGCCATTACACCCATCATTGCACTAGGTTCAATTTCTAAATATTCAAAAGAATCGTATTTCAACAAAGCTTCGTTATCTATAGCAATTGTAGTATTTTCTATTTGATTCGGATCCAAATATTCTATAACTCCTAATTTTACACATTCACTCCACGATTTAGAACCAATGGTATATTTTTTTAATTTTTCTAAATTAATCAGTGGTCGTAAAAGTCTTCCTCCATCGCATAAAATTTCAATCATACCTAATTCAATGTTAAAATACCATGTTACATCAATTGGCAATATTTGTTGACATTTTAAATCTCTCAATTGCAAGATAAAATCTTCATAGTCACTGCAAGTATCTATAAATATACCATTTATAAAAATTTTTATATGACCTTCAATTTTAGAAATAAATTTTTGTATTAAATTCTTTACTGTTAAATGTAAAACCTTATTACTAACATGGCAAAAAATAGCCATATTTAAAACTACTCCTACAGATTGTCCTTCTGGAGTTTCATTGGGACAAATATAGAAAAAAGAAGTTGGATGCAATTGTCGAATTTTATCATTTTTTCCTTCTTTACCACTTGGAATAATAATTCTTCTCAATGCACTAATCATCCCACAAGTAGAAACTTTTGGATGAGGTATTTGACATACACCGTTACGAATGTAATTGTTTCTTTGAACACCCCAGTTTCCTGTGGCAAAGCTATACAATAATCCAGATGTTATTCCAGCTTGCTTATTTAATGAAGTTAATTCTACTCGATGTTGTTTTTCCATGATTGTAGTCATTGTTTTAAGAAATTTTTTGTACAACATTTTAAATAAATCTGCACACAAATAGCCGCAAAATTCTACTCTTTTATTGGAATAAGAATCTTTGTCTCCTGGAGCTAAAATTTCTGCGTGTGTTAGAAATAATTGACGTAACATTAAACAAATGCAATGCAATCTTTCCAATTTAGTACTATTAATTCCTAAATGTGGAAATAATTCAAAATCTAAAATGTTATTAATTTCATCTGACAAAGTTAAATCCTCAATACTATCCATGTAAAGTTTTGTATAATATCTTTGTAAGATAAACTCATTTCCAATATAATCATCATAGTTTTTAAATAATCCAATAGCTTTTAAAACTACACCAACAGGTAAAAGTTCTTTAATATACGGAATACTAATTAAAATATTAAAAGATGGAGTAATTTTTATAGAAACCAAGACACTATGCGAAGTTTCATCGGACATGCTTCGCATTTCACATATCAAATCGTCATTTTTCCATGAACATAGAGGTTGATTATAAGCATTCCTCATTTGACCCACAACAACTCTCTCTTTTCCATGAACAATGAAATAACCTCCAACATCGTCTGGACTTTCACATCTATTTCCCAGATTACAAACAACACTGTTCAACATTGTTGGAATTTTAGCCAAGAGAACACGATTATGTATTTGTTGTTTGGTCACTTCATTGTTGTGTATAATTTTTTCCTCTATTTGAACATATAAATGGGATTCGTAGGTAATTTCTTTTAATCTACATTCTATTGGAAATAAAGAAATTTTACACCTATCATCATTGACATAAAATGGAAAATCTACATGTGCACCAAATATTTTTAAAATGTAAATTTCTCCGTTTGGTTTAGTTACTTGCAAATGGGGTTCATTATAGATTATATTTTCAATATCAAACAAAATAAATCTATTGTAAGTTTCTATTTGATGACGAACTAAATTATATTCTTTGAAATATTTTTTAACCAATTCCCAGTTACCCATGATGAAGCTGAAAATTGAATTATTTTAACAAGCTAAATTAATTTTAGTAATAATAGTAAAATGGATTTAAACGAACCTTTCAATTATGCTATGAGCTTGACTCCGATACAAATTCTTTTAATGTTTACAGAAAAAGAATTATCTAATTGTAAACTTTTTGAACGTCGTGAACTCAATAGAATTTTAGAAGCTTATAACGGTAAAACAGTTAAAGAGCTCATTAGTATTCAACTTCCAGATTATAGATTACAACTTTATAATCATTTGCTATATTTAGAAAGTGCAGACTATCTGATTTATCAAAAAGATGTAACTCGTCTTACAAGTAGGCAATTGGTGATAATGAGAGAATATTTGTTTCGTTTCACGTGTCGCTCAACAGTAACCGTCTGTGAAAAATTAAGAAATGTGATTATGCTCAAAATAGATGACACAAACAAATTATCTTTTAAAGATGCCAAAAATTTATCTAAAGCGATTTCTATTTTAGTGAATGATGAAAATTTTTCAGCCGAAAACGTTGAATCTTTTAAAAATTTGGATGTTATTGTAGAACAAGTTTCAGGACAGTTACGTCCAGCCGAAGAAATTTCAGAATTGTTTCTAAAATACAGATTTGTATCTGAAAATCTTTTGGAAGCAAAAGCTATTTGTGTTGGATTAGGTCTAAACCAAAATACAAATTGGTTTAAAATTCAAGATTACAAAATTTTTGCACAATATATATGTACTAGATTTTCAGACACAACGTTAAATATTTTAAATATTAATTTCGTACTACAAACATCTAAGTATATGCAAGTAACAAATCCTTGTGTAATTTGTCTTGAAAATTCGATAAACACTATTCATATTCCGTGTTTTCATGCCTCTTTGTGTCAAAGATGCACAACAATGACTACCACAAATAAATGTGTAGTTTGTCGCACTGATGGTTATAGCAAAAAAATTTTTATTTCATAATTTCCAAAAATTATAATTTTTTGGAAATTATTTTTCAAACGGTTTAAAATCTTCGGTTTCTTCTATAAAAAAAGAAACCAAGACCAACAGCCAATGAAATTATTCCAATTAAAAAAAAAGCCGTAGATCCGTTGTTAGCAGGCGGTGATATTATTGGAGGCAAAATTGGTAGAGGTTGTGGTAGTATTCCTGGAGGCGATGGTAATTTAAATTCACAATTTATAGAATTTTTGACGTCATTAATATTAACATCTTTATTTTGCAATTCTTCAAAAACAATTTGGCATAAATTCGATGGACATGTTGGATTTTTTAAATCAGAAGTTACTAAATATGCACTTTGACCAACACAAGGAGGATACCAACAGCCGTCATTAAAAGTACTATGTTTTTTTACAGTTTTGTAACTTTGATCTTGTAATCTATTCAAACATTTACAATCTGGAGCTGTTTCATATTTAAAACAATAATTAGAAACTGTTGTATCTTGAATGTCCAAACTTTTTTTATTAAACCAAGATCTACAAACATCTCCTTCCTTATCACCACTTTTCAACTTGCTACAAATAATAAATGGCTTTTCTGTAATTGGATCTGTAATACATTTTTTACCAAGACCACTACAAAAATTAGTCATCATAGTATCATAATCTTTTGTTTCTCCAAATTTACTTTTATAATTTTCAATAACATTTAAAGAAGTCATTTTTAATGGATCATATGTACATGAAATATTGGGCGCTTCCTTATTCCATGCCATTTTTAACAAAGGGTCTTGTTTTGAATCGTTTAATCCAACTTTGCAATCTGAAAAATCTAAACTGACACAAGTTGGTTGATTGGCTGTGAAAGCTCCACATTCTTGCATCGAAATTTTCCAATCTGGAATATTATTCGTTGTTTCGCAAGTTTTTGTTCTTATACCTCCACATGGAACATTATATGTTAATTTCTGACTTTTTTGAACAGTATTTCCAATATACGACATTTTATTTAATAAATGCTTAATCCAAACTATTATCCTTATGTTGATTTAAGTACGCAGTACGTCTATGTACCATCATACTATTGGGGAAATAACTATTCTGGTGGTATTGGTTATGTTTATAATACTGTTTATGGAGGAATTTATAATAATTAAAGACAATTAATGGCTATTCTCAATAAAAAATGGTTTTTTTCAATTACAATTGTAATAGTTATATTCTTATTATTGACTTTTAATAGAAAAAATGTATCACTCAGAGAAATTTCAAAGGGTACAGAATTTTGTTTTGGACAAGATTTAGAATTACCACAACCTTTTTTGGTAAAAGATCCATATATTATCGGAGGAGTTATAGCAACAAAATGTCCCTGGATGGTAAAATTAGGACAAGGAGTTTTATGTGGTGGATGTTTGATAAGTCCAAATTGGATATTAAGTGCTAGCCATTGCGGTATAAATTTAGGTTCAATTGCTATACTGGGAGCTCAAAATTTCACAATATTGGAACCTAATCAACAGAGAATAGAAATTAAAGAAATTATAAGACATCCAAAATTTGGTATAGGCCCGTTGACAACATTACCTAATGATATAATGTTATTAAAATTATCTAGACCTGCAAAAATTAATGATAATGTTTATCCAATTTGTCTTCCAAATAATTGGAATGTAGCTGGTAGAAATTTAATTGTTTATGGATGGGGTAATACTGCCCCTTCTGAAAAAGTTCATATAAGTCCCAATTTATTACAAGTCACTGTACGAGAGGCTGATCAGTGTAAATACCAAATTAATTCTCAATCTCAAATCTGTACTACTGCATCAAATTCTCCATTACAAACAACTTGTTTTGGAGATTCTGGAGGACCGTTAGTTTTAAACGAATTTAATAAAAATTTTGTTGTAGGACTTGTCAGTTGGGGGGCGCAAGGAACATGTGAAAATTATACTGTTTTTACAAGAGTTTCTTATCATATAGATTGGATTAAAAATGTAACTGGATTATTTTAATAATTTTAAATTTTCAAACGTCGATGACCTGTACGTTTGAAAATTTTCTGGTAAATTTTTCCAATGTATAATTCCGTGGTTTACACCAACTACATTCCTTTTCGTACTAAATTCAATTTATAAAAATTATTGAAATAATTTTTAATAACTATTAAAATATAGGATTAAATATTTTTTTAAGAAAAACTCGAGTATTTGAAGTTACTTGTTTAAATTTAGGATGCGAAATAGAATTATAGACTGGAGAATTATCTTCTTCTAAAACACACGAAACATTTTTATCGTGTTTGTTTCTTAAAAAAACCGTGTCACTTTTATCCATTTCTATATGATCAGCAGTCATTTCCATTCCATATAAACCAATTAATGTAGAATCTCCATGTATTGCCAATGAATCTACTAAAAGAGTATATCCAAATGGAATTTTAATACCTAATAAATCTATTTTGTCGTTGTTTACTCTTCCAACTATAACAAATCCTCTAGAAGTTTCGTGTAAAGGGGTCATAGATTGAATAAATGGATGTTTTTCTAAAAAAAGTCCATCTTCGTTTTCAACAGTAAAATCTGCATAATTTTTACCAAAATAATAAGAAATTATTTGCATATTAGTTTGGTAATAACTTAAATCATATGTAAGATTTTCAGATTTTACTAATCGTACTTTGAAAGATGAAAAATCATATCCTAGCGATACAATAGGTATATCAATAACATTGACATCAAGTACAAGTTTTCCAGAATTTTTAAAAAGATTATTCTTCGTATTTTCAATACAATGACTTTTCCAGATAAATTTATAAGATTTAAACGGCGGTTTAAAATTTTCTTTAATTTCATCAATTTTAGGATATTTATAAGGATCAATAAATCCAAAGTACTGTAAAGGTCCTAGCATTTCATTTTCTTCATTTATTCCTCGTTTCACTAATAAATTTTTAATATTTAATAATATTTTTGTTGCACAATTTCCTCTTCTTGGAAAAGTATGATAATCTTTTAAAATTTGGGTTTTAACGCCATTTTTAAATTTTATGAATCTCATATTTTATATCCTAAAAAATAATTTAAACTACAATATTTCAGAGGCGCTAATAAATACTCACCAGCTTGATGATTTAGTTGCAAAAATCCCTTATTCAAATTCAGGGAATCCATTTTTCCAATTTATTTTTTCAATTCTGCCTTTTGAGAACCCCAATGTTGCCAAGTTTTCTTCATACATGATGTCAAAAAAAAATGTAGAATATAAATTTCCTTCTTTATCGACACAACCTTGCATTTAATTTCTAAATATAAACTTTTATACTTGGATAATGATAAAAGATGAAATAAATATTAAAATACTAGTAAATAATGAATAGTAATATTCATTCGTAAGAAAAGGTACACTTTTCTTTATTAAATTTTTAATTAAAGGAATATTCAATAGTACATTTATCATACTTAAAATTAAAGCAACTTTCCATTTAGCTAATTTTGTTTCTGGTCCAACTAATTCTTCCAGAATTTCTTCTTCTCTTTCAGTAGGCTTTCGTTTAGATTTTTGCAACAGGTGAATATAATCTGCCATTCTTTATTTAATCCAAGAAATAAGTTTGACTAATAATAAAACATGTATTCGCACTATGCACAAGAACATTTTACTATAGTAAATGGTAGATATTTTTGGCTTTTCGTAGCACTATTGGCCGTTTACTTGATTTACTCATTATTTGATTGTTCTGGAGATGAAGGAGGAGAAGACTATGAAAGTTGCTGCATGTAATTCAAAATGCCATTCTAATAAAATGCATCTTGGTTCAAGAAAAAACGATTTTTTAGATTTGATTATTTCTCTGTTGAAACGTTCAAATGTTAAAGACGAATTTATTGAGTTGTGTCTTCTCAAAAAAGAAAAATTTGGCAGAGCATTTACATCGAGTTCTGCAGATGCTATTCTGAATTATGAATATTACGAACAAATTGGAGATGGTACAATTAATAAATTTATAGTTGCCTACATGTACAACAGATTTCCTCAATTAAAAACAACTGAAGGTGTTGAGGTGGTAGCTCGTTTAAAAATTAAGTACAGCAGTAAAGGACAACTTTTCCAAATTGCTGAACGTCTTGGATTTTGGCAATTTATAAGCGCTTCGGATGAAATTCGAACAAAAAGAAAAAAATCTCTTCTTGAAGATGTATTCGAAGCATTTTTTGGTTGTACAGAAGAAATTGTAAATGAAACAATTCATGAAATTAAAGGATTTTATTTTCCAGGTGTAGGGTATGACATTTGTTGGTCTATATTATCCTCGATATTTGATGAATTGCAAATAAACATAGATTACGATTTTTTGGTAGATGCAAAAACAAAATTAAAAGAATTATTTGACGAATACAGGGACAGTAATTTGAAATACAAAGATATTCAATGTCCAGAAACAAAAATGTTTATTAGTTCAGTTTACAACAAAGAAAAATTTTTAGGATCTGGAAAATCTCCTCTAAAAAGAGAAGCGCAAGAAAAAGCAGCAGACGAAGCACTTAAAAATCTAAAAAGATTAGGAATAATCAAAAAAATTCCTATACAATATCGTCAATTTAGTAAATAGTTTAAAATAAAAAATTTTATAAAATACAAGTTTTGTAAAAAAACATATTATTATTTATAAAATATTTTTTGAAAAAACAAAACTTTTTGTATAAAAAAATTATTATAAAAAATCTGTTTTTGTAAATTTAGGTTTTTTTAAAAACCTATTTTTTAAATAAAGCTGTTTTTTTTTAAATTTAAGTTTTTTCAAAAACCTATTTTTTAAATAAAGCTGTTTTTTTTTAAATTTAAGTTTTTTCAAAAACCTATTTTTTAAATAAAGCTTTTAAATTTAGGTTTTTTTCTGTTTTTTAATTAAACCTGTTTTTATTTAAAGTTGAATGAAAAACATTTAAGATTTGGAAAAATGCATTGCCTTTTTAGACATGATGGAATTTGTCTGGCAATGCATTTTTATTTAGTTTTTTTAAAATTTAAACAGATTGGAAAGTTTCTGTTTTTGTAATGATTTTATAAATTTTGTTTAGTCTACTAAAATTGTTTACTATCTTTTCTACGTCTTCAATTTTAATTGGAATTCTTGTTTCGATGTAATGAGCATGAATAGATTTTAGCACGTCATGTCTTTCATGAGAAGTTTTTACCATTTGTTGTTGAATATATCTTTGTTTATAAACTTGATATAATTCTTGAACAATTACTTTGATACGTTCTTCATAACATTTTACAATTTCCATTTCTTCCGGATACATTTCTATAAATTTTGCTTTAGTGTCTGGTTTTCTACGAGCTTCAACATAGCAGTATTTTAGATTTGCTATGTTATTTCTAACATTAGCATAATCTCTATACCTTGCATTCAAAACTCTATATTGTTTTGTAAAATCTTCATTAAAAAAAATAATTCCTTGTTTTTCAAACGGATCTATAGAATCTACTAAATCAACAATTTCTTCAGCACTATTAACCTCCAAATTACAACTTGATGGAATTTTAAAATTAGAAGATTGTGGCCACTCTGGAGGCCATATTGGTTTATCTTTACTATCAGTTACCAAAACAAGATATAAAGATTCTTTTTGTAATTCTGGTCTTACTACAATACGCGTATCAGCATTTGATACAAGCAAAATATGATACCGTAAAGATTTGTCCAATTCTTTCAAAAAATCATCGTAGTTCAATGAATAATCTTTTAGTGCTTCTTGAAACAATTCACCAAAAGTTTTTTTACTAACCCATCTACTTTTAAAAGCATCCAATTTTCGGTGTGTAGTTACATACCACCCATTCACTTCATGATAAAAAAATTTTAGTAAAGTACCTTCATACGACCAACAAGCTCTAAGTTTATGAAGTTCATATTGTTTAATTTTTTCAATATCTGAAATTTCCTCAGTATAAGGAAATCCTCTAAAAATTAATTTTTCTCCTTCAAAAATAGTACTTCTAATACTTTTTTTGAATTTTGTGTCTGGATCTTTAGCACAATAGATCTGCAAAGTCCCGTCATCGTCAGTTTTTTGAATTCCACTTGCAATAATCTCACTCAGTAACATTTTCTTTTTAACTTGCAATACTTTAAATATGTAAACTTAGAATTTCAACTTTTGGTTAAAATAAATGCAACCTAATGATATTGTACAAACAATTATCAGAAGTGACTGGGATATAGTACAACTCGCCGACAAGGCTCCAGACTGTATGCACGGTATGTCTAGTTATGACGCTGCAAAAATGCAACAAGATATAGACTGGAGAGCATCGGGAGTTCATGAATCTTTTAAAAAACCTGGACTTAAACAAGAAGTTGTGAAACTAGTACTACCTCCAGAACCTCTTTACTTTAGCCAAACAGGAGTAGGTCCAAAATATCTATTGGGGCAAACAAAACCAACAGATGGTGATCTTTATCATAAATTCACTGATAAAATTATGTACAGATGAATTGTATTTATTAAAAGTTGATAAGTATTTCATTATCAAAAAGCCAATACAAAGTATGTTGTTGTTCAGTTGTATTTCAACAATCATGTCTGATTTAAAATTTACATTTTTGTTGGTTTCCAAGTTTGCATTTTTATCTCCTTGGATTTTTACTGTTTGGTGGTGGCCTTGTAACTTGTACGTTTCAATTTCGTCTACATTTACAGCCGTCATATGCTTTGTTTTCATTGCATTAAATCCACGCCAACCAAGATGGTTTGCAGAGTCTAATTTTATAAAACCTATTGTAGCTTGTATTATTTTGCTTTTTTCCAGTCCTGGTATTTACGGTCTAGTTAACGGTGGTTCTTGTCATCTTGTACCGTTCTATACCAGTATTGCCTATGTATCAGTTCTCAGTGTCATCTGTTTGATATATCTTTTCATAGTAACCACTATTTTTGCGTGTATATTGGGTTACAAACCTACAGATGAAGAAAAACAATATTTGAAAAACTTAAAATTGTTAGTATTTATTGTCATGACATGTGTTTTTTCAACATGGCTACCTCTTTTATGGGTTTTTACCTGTGACACATTACCACACTTACCCATTTCATCGACATTTTTTTCTGTATTTTTGTGGCTTATCACGCTTGGACGTTTATTAAAAGATCGTAAGGATTTGTCCCTGAAATGGCGTTACATTATATTTGTTATAGAATATTTGATCATGTCTTGTATTTTTAGTGTTTGTATCTATCTGAATTTGTCTCTACTGGACAACACTATATGCTGTGATGTTATTGTAACATACTCTTTGATAATTTATATATTTTTTGGTATTTTATTTTCTGCGTTCACTTTTTGGTATTTTTTTTTCATTTTAATATCATTGTAAATTCTTGTCTTCGACATTTTTGAACATTTTTGAATAAAACTATTTTCATTTTTGTTGAACTGAAAATAGAATTGTGTAATATAATTTAAAATGGTCAATATAACTCGCAGATATGGTTTAAAATCTTTTTCAAAATAGAGCTTAATGTGCACCCCTATAAATCACCTCTCGTATTATGATGCAATACACCGCTACCTACCGTTTTGATTCGTCATATAATACTGAAGTGTTTATAATAATATTTTCATCTCACGCTTTAAATTTTTCATTATAGACTTGTATTTCTTAATTATAAAAAGTAAAATATAGTACAAAAATGAAAAGAAAAATTGAAGATGAAATTGACGAACCTCCTAAAAAACGGTTAAAACTGGATTTACAATTTTTCCTATACCAATTATTTGATTCTTATAATTTTTTAAATTTTCAATCTCAATATCAACATATGTATTTGGATTATACAAACCGTCAATAGATACTTTAAATTCTATATCTTGATATTGAGCAATACTAAACTTATTTCTCTTATCAATGTCTATAATTTTCATATTTAATACTGAACCTATTTCTGGTTGAAATACTGATAATATTGTGTCAACAATAACAATACAATCACTGTTACTATTACTAGTAAAATGTCTATCTATGGAAAAAGAAACAAGATTTATAACATAATAACGCTTTTTTTTGTTTTGAATAAAAAAATTCAATAAAATTTTTTGGATTTCTTCAAGATATCCAGAATGTAAATGTTTGGCTTCTAACAATATTCTTATTTTTTCACGTATTTCTTTCATCTTTATACCAATTTTTGTCAATTTTAATAATCTTTGTTGAAGCAGAATTTATTTTAAAACTAAAATATTTGTAATAATTCAAATTTATGTTTGATATACAAAATAACTCGAAATTTTCTAGATTTATTATGTCTTCTTCTTTAAAATATGTTAATTTTAGAGGTTTTTTATCTATTCGCTTGTCTTCTAAGACTATCGTATTTTTACTTTTTTGATACTCTAAATAGTTTTCTAAATTTATAAAAGAAATATATTCTTTTGTTGTTTCTAAATTAATCTTTTTCGGGGTATTAATTATCCAATTTTTACTTCTATTAGACAATTTTGAAACATAATTTATTAGCGCTTCGTTTTCAGATTTATCTAAACATGCTTTAATTAATTCTTCTTGATATTGTTTTGATGATTTTAAAAAATCATCAACAACATTTTTACCATTACCACTTTCATTATTTTTATCTATATTTGGATAAATTGGGTGTAAAGGATCGCACAAAAATTCAGAACCATCTAAAAGTTTAAGTTTATAAACCATATTAGAATTAAGAATAAATTGGCTAATAACATCAGTTTTTGGTTTAACTCTTAAAATGTTATTAAATGTATCATATAAATATCTAAGTTTTTTGGTTTCTTTTTTGGAAAAAATAAAATTATTTTTACAAACTAATTCACATTGAGCATTTTCAGATAAATCTGCTGCTGATCCATAATTTTTTAAAATAATAACAATATCTTTTTTCCACGAAAAAAGTGGTAGATACATCTCTGTTTTGTTAATCTGACACATGACACTATTTTCTTTATCGTTTTCAAACAAAATTATACTTACTCCAAAAAATTCTTCCATTTCTCTAAAATTATCTACTGGATCAAAAAAAGTTGTTACAACTTTTGGACAACTTTTTTTAGTAGCTACTTCTAAACATTTTATAAATGAATCATTGGCATGTTGTACACCTAATCTGAAATAAGAATCTTCTAATGAAAAAAAAGTTTTTTTCAATTGCAAAGGAATTTCTCCGTAAACACCGTTTGGTAGTATTCTGTTTGTAGTGTACACAACATTTTCAGACGGTTTTTTATATTTTTTACGATTTTCACCGTTGTAGTATTTTCTGTAATCCGATCCAATTTTTGTTTTTTGTTCACTAACATAACAACATGGAATGTATGGAAATTTTTCTTTATTTTCCAAAGGATTTTTTCTCAAACCTGGGTATATAGCATCTTTGTGATGATCACAAGAATACCATCTTGGCAATGTAGGTTCATTGTAAATAGGAAATTTTATAGCATTTAACTTATTTTCATTTTCATCAAGAATTCTTGGTAAATGCAGACATTTTCTTGGATAATCAGTTACAAAAACTTCAGGTACACGTTGTCTTAAAATTTTATTTGAACTTAACGGTTTCAAATCTATTGGTTTTACAGAAGGTATAATTTTTAGGAATTGTTTCTGGTTTGGTTTCAATATTTTTTTATATTCATTTAAAATTTTCGAACTTTGTTCTTGAGAATAATACATAATTTTTGAAAGTTTAGTTTTTACTGTTTCCAAAAGAGTTAAATCTTCAACATTACTAAATGTGCATTTAATATAATAAGATCCAATAGAAAAAGTATCTATTCCGAATAAACGAGAAATTTTGGAACTGTTACATACTATTTTTTGAGTAATATTCAGAGTAATTTTAGTATTTTTATCAATAAAAATTTTTAAAACATCTTTAGAAGAAATAACTTTTTCATCTTGAACAATGTCGTTGAATTCATTTAAACAAATTTCATAAAAACTTGTCCAACAGAGTAAAAGATTTGGAAAATAAAAATTACCTTGAAATGTAGATTTTATACATTTGTATTTTAACATTGGACAATGTTCTTCAAATTTTTCTTCAATCTTTTGAAACGGATATTTTTGTTTTAAAGTAAATTTACAAATTCCTTCATTTTCTTTGGAATTTTTAAATTTCATCCAAAAATAATTCATGTAAAGGTAACACGAATCTAATTCTATTTTTGGAATATATTCAGTTATAAAATTTGGTTTAATTTTGACAAAGTTATTATAGATTAATATCGGTATATCATTACATATTTTTACTTGATCAAAAATTTGAGAGCTATTTAAATTTGTAGATAAAAAAAATGTTGTTGTTTCAATAGTTGTTGACGTAAAATTAAACTGTTGTAATAGAATTGGCTGTGCATTATATTTTTGTACAAATTTCTTTTTTTCATTTTCTATTGAAATAATAATTTTTGAATTGTCATATTTTACTACATTTCCAAATTGTTGTTCAAGATCCCAAAGAATAACTTTTTTCATTAGAACATCATTTTTTGCATCATTTAATTTTGTTACTGCATAAATTTCTTGTAATTCAGGAAGTAAATCTTTTTTTTGACAATTTTTGACAAGTTGCACGAAATTAACATCAGAAGCTTGCAATTTCACTACAGAATACCAATCAAAATATTCATTTGTTGACAAGTGCAAATCTATAAAACGCGGTAACGTATTTAGCTGATATGCAATTTGATCTAAATTCATTTTATTTATCAGAAACGCATGTTGTAAAATAAAATTTTATTTTCAAAAAAAATCAAAATAATTTAAAAATTTAAAAAATGTTTTAAAATAATGCAAATTTTAAGAATTTTATTTTTAAATTTTAAAAATAAAATTTTAAAAAAAATTAAATTTATGTTATATGCCCCAACATAATGATTTCGTAAAAATAAAATTTAAAAAAAATGTTTAAAAATATTTTATGAATGCTCTATCATATAAATCTAGTAAATTATATAGAATAAATTTAAAATCCAATTTTATTTTTTTATAAGGCGGTTCTTCGTAATAATCTTCATTCTTACGTTTCATTTTTGATTTTAAAATGTTTTTCAAAAACTGATCTTTTTTTCAACTACTAATATATACACAAGTTATCTATAGAACCGTCAAATTGATGAGTGATAGTACAATTTTTATGAAGTACATTTGGTTCAACTGTAGGTTCCTTAAAATAAGGATCATTCATTACTACATTAGAACTTTGTTTATTAACCATTGGATCATAAGGATGTGTTTTTATCAGAGACATTTGACTAGTAATTGCATCTTTAAAATTAATTACTTCGGATCTACCTGAAAAATTAGTTATAATTAATGTATCATAACCTTTGTACATCATTTCTCTCGCCAATGTTTTATCTGCACCCCAATCAGGTTCTGGAATAGCTGCTTGACCTATAGATTCAACAGCAGAATTTTTTCTGGATGTTGCGATCATCTTTCCAGTCGGTAAAAAATATCCAGAACCTTTGGTTGGTAAATAATACATCGATGCAAATTCTAATGGATCTTCTGTTAAGCTAAATCTTTCATTCTGTCTAAATACTTCAACATATTCCATTAATTCTGCAGGTCTATTTAAAAATGGTGAACATGTTATATTTGCATTATAATATGCCGTCGGAGTATTATACAAATTGTCTGGACTTCGTGAACCTTTGGGTGTAGCTGTCAATCCTAATTGAGTCATTGGAATTTTATAAAACATTTCGAAATGGTCAAATTTTTTCTGAAGTTCTTCTTCTGATTTTGATTTCCACAAATTTTCATTTCCATAGACAATTGTAAAATAACTTTGTAATTTTTCAAACTGGTTTGATTTTTTATAAGCTGAATAATCACCGTTTGGTTCAGACATTAAAATCTGAGATGGAGTTCCATATTTTAATATTTTTAGACAATTTAGATATATATCTTTAATACTGATAACACCTCCAGCTAAACGACAATTTTCTTTGAAAGGAAATTCGTAAAATTTTTTATTTGGTTCTGGATTTACGACATATTTATCTGCTACTTGACCCTTGTTAAATAAATTTAAATACCAATGAGCACGTTCAGCATTAATAATTGTCTCAAAAGGATTTTTTCGTACAAGTTTTAAAGTGCTTAAAACAGGGTCAAGCAAATCTACAAAATATCTTCTTCTGAAAGTTCCATCAAATTCATTCGACAATTGTAAAGTTTTATATCCTCTTTGAGCAGTCATAGAAGATATATATCTTTTTGGACCAATTTCATTATTTATATAATTGTAATTATAAGTGGAGACAATATCACAGTCTTCCAACGCTTGGGTTATAGTTTTACCTCTTGTTGTTAATTGTTTTTTGAATTCTACACTAGAATATTGTAAAATTTTATCTGGACTAATACCTATAAGTTTCAAACAATGTAAAGCATTTAACGCCATCATGGTTACTCCTGTTGGAATAAAAAATCCTGTACCTTGTACCATATCATACCAACAACCAACCCAATTATTTGGAATTAAATTATTGTACACTGATTCTTGAATGGAGACCTCAACATGACTCGTATTATAAAATAGTGTTGATTCTGGTTGTAAATATAATTTACCTCCATTTCTAGCTACAATTTCAGTTTTATTTGTTGGAGGTGCTGAATTATAATAGAAATAAAGGTTATTATAAAAATCTGTAGGAAATTGGGAAACTAATGGATAAATAACTTTAAGATATGATTCTATTGTATTTGTAGTAGATAATTTTACAGTAAAAGTTTGAGGAATTGGAATAATTGTACCTTTATTAAAAGTTTTACATGATAAATTATAATCATCCATATTTACAACACCCTTTTGTGCAAGACATAGTGAAGTAAACTTGTCGATGGGTATAGGTACAATAGGGACTGGAGAAATCTCAGGTACCACACCTGGCACCACTACACCTGGTACTGGTACCACACCTGGACGATTAATATTTATAGGAGAATTTGGTATTGGATTATTGTTTTTAACGTTTTCAATAATACCGTGTGATTTTACCTGCTGCCAGATAACAAAACTTCCAAGTAATAAAACCATCAATGCTATTCCGATCCATTTATTCATTTTATTTTGTTATAAAATTATTTTTGTAGTGACATAAATGATATTTCCTCAGTACAGAAATAAACACAAAAGGATTAAATCGTTTACAGATCCAAATTTAGGTAAGATATGGGGTTCGGTAGGTTTTTTTGAAAAAAATGGAAACTTTTTTTGTTTTTTTTGTGGTATTGAAAAAAAACTTTTAAAACAAGATTGTCCATGGAAATCGCATTATCAATCTAATCCTTTTTGTGACTTTGTTTTTTTGATGAAAGGAACACCAAAAAGTGTAACAAATGAATGCATTGTTTGTTTTACCAATGAAAGAGATACAGTTACTTTTCCGTGTAGGCATATGGTTCTTTGCCAAGAATGTTCACAAGAATTGAAAAAATGTATTGTCTGTAGACAAGAAGTGGTAAATTATTTTAAAGTATTTTTAAATTAATAATGCATTTATCTTCTAAAATTAGAAGATGTTTAAATAACATCGATGCATTTCTTGTAAAACCTTATCCAAAAGAAAAAGAAATCTCTTATAGAGGAACCCACAGCTCTTTAAGACATTACCAAAATGTTTTACAAGGGCATTTGTCTAAAGGTCCTAGAAAAGAGAATAGTAAAGGATCTCACTACATTCAGTGCTATGACGAATCTGGCCATTGCAGATGTTTATCTGAAAACCAAATTATTTTATCTGACATTGAAATGGCTCAGCGTTTAATGAGAGGAATGTAATTACCAATGATTAATTTGTCCATACCTTGCTGGATGAGGAACAAAATTTTCTCTATAACCATATGGTAACTGATTATAACTTTCACTATCTATACTAATCTGAGGCGTACTACCACCGCTAAAATCATATCCTACAACTGGCTGCGAATTAAAATTTGGATAACCAAGAGAATCGTAATAACTTTTAGCATCAAAAGAATACGGAGATTTCATCTGAAACGGAGATCCTACGATAGTATTACCGTAATCTACTGGTTGAAATTCATTATAATTTAGAGCGAAAGGAGATGGTTCGTCGTACATTTGTGTTGGACCAACATCAAAATGTTCCATTTTATATCCAGCTTGTCTTTGTTCATTCAGTCCATACGATTTTGGAAATTTTACTCCAACTTTACGCGAGGGATTATGTATACTATAAGTAGACGTTCTTTGCATTTGTGTTGAAATAGGAACAAATGAACTTTGATACATTCTTGTAGGTATTTTTTCAGTAATCGGTGCAATAGAATCAGATTTACCTCCACTCGTCATAGAACCTAGCATAGGATTTGAAGACATAACAGTATAATTCATACCGTCAATTTCATTATATTTTGCACGAGTTTTCCATGGTTTATAAGATGCGGGTTGTTTAATATTATTCATATAATTAATTCCTAAAGTGTGTATAGCGTTGGAAAGAAATTTTCCATCCACTTTATCTTGTTGAAATGGTTGAGTGGGTTCAAATTCTTGGCTACATAAACAACCCATACCATTGCTATTTGTATTTTTTAAGTAGTACATTTTATTTTCAAAAGAAACATTCTCTTTTGAAAATGATAAATTTGACTTTTTAATCAAAAGTAGGTCAATAATATCTACACAATGGTTGACCTAAATACACACAATCCGGAGTTGATGTTAAACAGTTTATTGGAATATGAAAAATCCAATGGAAAGTTTAAAACACCTTCTGGAGATGTTGTACATAGTCAATGGATGCATGTTAATGCTCAGGAATATACAAAACAAATTTTTGTAAAATTAATTAGTAAAGGTGTTACAATTAGTGATTCTGGAAAATCTGCTTGTATTCGAGAAGGAATTTTTATCAGTCTTAACCGTCCAATTCAAGAAACATCGACTTTAATACTTTGTTCAACTATATTAGAAACTATTCAATGGAATATACTTTTTAAAGATAGTAATCTTAAAATTTTACTAATAAAAGGTAAAAGAAAATTTATTCCTCAATCAGATGTTTATATTGTACCAAAACAATATTACCATTTAATAAGTCATCTTAAATTTTTTAGAATTATTTTTTTTTATGATTTTCCAAACAGAACATCATTGTTTGAAAGATGTAAATTTAGTTACAGTCCTACCGAATTTAGTCTTATATATCCGTGGCAATCGTATCAAACGTTTATTTTAACACCTGATAGGAGTAGTTATATAACTTTAAACATTTTTCCCATGAAACATAATGAAACTGGATTGTTTAATTTTTCATATTGGACATTTGCTTCTAAAAATTCTGTTCATTCCGACGAATTTCAGTGTCCAGTTTGTTCAGATATTTTTACATCCATTTTACGATTGCAATGTTCTCACACGATTTGCATGTCTTGCCTGAAATCTAGTTACCACATTGGTCATCTAACATCATGTCCAATATGCAGAGCTTCTATAATTAATACACAAGTTTTCAACATAAATTCAAACGAAACTAAACTTATACCAACTAAAACAATTCAAGAATGTTTAAACGAATGCTTAACTATTGAAGCTGTAATTTTTAGAGAAAACGGACCTAGTGCTGAAAAAGAATTATTAAAAAATCAAACTAAAATTTATGGATTTGGTAAATTTCCAGATTTTGATCACTCAAATGTAAATACGTGCATAATTGTTCAAGAGCGTAGTATATTTAAAAAAGAATTTTTGACCAGTTTTTTTAGATCATTTTTTAACCAAAATAGAAAAGTACCAATGATGTTACATTTTATATACTACGATGAAACTGAATTGTTAGTTTTCAAAACTTTTGCAGAAAAATATTTTAAATAAATTTCAAAAAATTTTAAATTTTTTGAAATTTTATATAATTTCACTCAGAAATGCGATAGCTTGACAATATGCATCAGCAATATCATCCTTTTTAAAATCTTTTATAAATGGAACTCCGTTTTTTGTTGCATATTCTATGGTAAATTTTTTTCTTTGATGATATGATTGTTTTATATCGGCACCTAACAATTTAGTTTTTTTAGAAGAATTGTATATGTAATACAATTTAAATGGACCGTATAAAACTTCTAAATACGTCATCATTTGATGTTGCATAGTAAATGTTTTTCTGTTGATAATCATTTGCTGTTCAATAAGAATAACATCACACTCATCAAGAGGTAAAGAATCCATATATTCTACAATATTTTTAGGATTATCCAAACTGATACGATGAACTTTTTTTTCAGAATCAATAATTACAAAAGCCAAATGTTTTGTTCCGAGATCAAAAGAACCAATTTTTAATATCGGAATCATTCTTTGAATGTGATAATAGGTTGACTAAATTTATTAATTTGAGCCAAGAGTTTTTTCTTTAGTTTACCGTGATGTTTAAAAAATGTTTTTGTCCAATTCTTTTTAAAAAAAACAGTTTCTATAATTTGATCGATAGGTTCAACAATTCTTTCAAAATAATAAAACAAATCCAATTTCAAATCTTGTTTATGTTTTAAAAAATATTCAATATGTTCCAATTTATCACCTTGTTTATGTTTTTTGTTATCAGTATCTAACATGACATATTCCAATCTTCTTCCTTCAAACTTAAAATCCCCACGTTGTTTTAAACGATCAGCTAACTGACATAAAGCTGGTAATTGTTTAATGTAAAAATCGTGATCTTCGTTTTCTTTCATTTTTACTTTATAATGACCCAAACGTCCATTTTTAGCTATACCTTCAAAGTCGTTAAATGATTTAGTCATAACAAGGTTTTCTATAGGTATTTGAAGAGTAAGAAGTTGTTTAATGTGTTCAGTCAAATAATCTTTAACTTCTTCAAATAACAACTCACAATTTTTGTTTTTAAAAATAATAGCAATTATTCCTTCGTATAATTTCTGAATAAATTTGCATGTATCTCTGCGACAAAGCAAAATACCTTTCTTGCCAATTTTATCAGACATAACGCCCGATTTTTCCATTTTTTGATAACAATATCTTTTTTTGGTAAAAATTAAAAATTTAGAATATACTTCATCCTCAAATTCTAAATGAATTGGATCTGGAAATGTACAAGATATCTCTCGACTAACATGGCTTCCGAATTCGTACAAATGTTCTATATTAATATGTGGAAAAACAATATAATTAGAATCTGTATCACCATATTTAATTTCGCCTCCAAACATGGTTTTTATACGTTCAGCTGCTAAAATTACATTTTCTCTTCCTTTAAAAGTAATACACATTGCCAGTGGCATTAAAGGTAACATCCCTTCACGTACTCCTGTAATGCCATACATGGAATTTGCAGAAACTTTATAAGCCAATTGTCGTTGATTTAAAACCAATTTCATCATCGGATCTGAAACTTGGGCCATTTCATTTCTAGTTTCTTTGCGTTTTTCCAATAAATCACTAATAATAGTAGGAAGTACACCTTTAGGTTCTTTTAAAAAACGATATTTTCTTTTTTGACAAATTGTTGATTTTCCTTTTCCAGATTTATCATGAATACAATTTACATGATCTTCCCATTCCATAACATGAAAATCTCCTTCTATAGCATCATCTAATACAATAGTACTGTAATCAATATTATAAGCAATTATAGTAGTCGGATATAAACTAGCAAAATCAAAAGGAACTACATTTTCGTATAATCCTGGAACAGGTTCGAAAACGTAAGCACCAGTGTAACGCTCATCAATTTTACACTTGTAATCAGGTTTTTCGACAACAAAATTGTTATCTACACAATATTGATATATCGCAGAATAAACTTTAATTTGTTGGCCATAAAGTAAAAGGGTATTAATGGGTACTCTACAAACGTTAGCCATGCAATATAAACTGTAAAATATTTGTAATTTTTCAAACAAATTGGCTACTAGTACCGAATCTTGTACACAATATTTTCCGCATAAACTTAAACTGGTTGGACTATTTTCATCAAAACATCTGTTGACATCTTCATATGTCAAATCATCTTTTTTCTGGTCTAAAAAATGTTTACTTACTGTATCCAACTTGTAATTTTCTAATTTATATTCTTTTTGTATTACTGGTAAAAGATCTACAAAAATTCTACCTTCATTTTCCAAAAATTTATATTCTTGTACTTGATAAGCTGAAGATGACCATTTAATATTTCTTTCTTTACACACTACATCTTTAAGAAATCCTTGTTTACTAAAATATTCAAAACATTGATTTTGTTTACTACGTTCAATTAAATAAGGAATATCAAATTGAAAAATGTTATAACCAATACAAATGTTAACACTATGTTGACGTAAAAAATCTGTGAAACCTTTTAAAAGTTGTCGTTCATCAACAAATTCTAATATTATAACATCATCTATCGGATTTAATTTTCCAATAGCTAATAAAAATTTTTCAAAAGGTTTTTCTTTTCCAAAAATGACACAACTTATTTGAAAGCAAACATCGTTTGGCATAATTGGATTTGGAAACTTTGTTCTATCTTCGGGGACACACTCAATATCAAAACTGCAAATCGTTAAAGAAGGTATAGTTTGTAAATCTACATTTTTTTTTAATTTATTCCAATCTTGTAGTATATATTCTTCATTACATAAAGATTCTTTTGTAACGCTAGCTATTAAATTTGGAACGTTAATCCATCCTATGGTATCTAAATGTAAATTTGTACAAAGTTGGAGGACAGGATTACTGGAATCTTCAAAAATCTTAAATTTAGCTGAACCAAGTCCCGGAATTGTAACCACATTTTCAAATTGTTTTACAAAAGAATACATTGAATTTTTTTTTCTAAAAAAACATTTCAAAAACCAAAATTTTTTTCTTACACCACTTTCTGTTAAATATGCACCGTACAATCTATATTTTTGACACAAAATAACCGTTGAAGGTCTTTTATCACCCAAAACTATTTTAAAATAATTAACTAAAAGTCTGACTTCATGTTCAGTCCATATACCAGATTTATACTCAGGTAAAAGTAAATAACAATAAGAATGAAATGGAATTTTAATTAAAACCGAATTACCGTCTTTTTTTTTACCAAAAGCATAAATGATGTCATTTATAACATTCCATGAATATATAAAACAATCCATGATTCTAGACGATCAAATTCTTTTAGACAGTAGTCCTAATTTAATATCAATTTGTTCGAGATGGTCAGAAAAAACGCAAAATTTAGATTGGTCTTCTTTTTGTACTTATATATACAGCAACAACGAAATAGGGTTTTTTTGTAAACTTAAACCGGAAAAAAATGAATGGAGATGTAAGCATCACAAAAACATCATTGCAAATGATTTTGAAATGAATACAACTGAATATGTAAAATATTCAACACTTTTTAAACACTATTCCGGAGACTTTATAGATTTAAATTGTCTAAAAATTTACAAAAAAGATGGTTCTGTAGGACATTTTCATTGTCTAGATAATGATATTTATATTCAACATAGTTGCGAATATAATTACGAATAAGCTTCTCGCATAGTTAGAAAAGAACTTTTTTCCAAGATTACAGTTTGAACAGGAGCTTGTGGTGCTTGCAATGGTACTGGGGCGTTACTGGGGTTTTTATTTCTAACAGCTTGGTTTTGTACTGCGTCTTGTGTTATCTGAGCTGTACTTGTTCTTTGAGGTTGAATGAGGTTAGTTAAAAATGTTGAAAAATCAGCAGCACTATAATTACCTTCATATCTCATATAGGGTATATTATTAACATAAACAAGAACATATGGTACATATGTAATATTTGTTGCAGTATCTGCAGATGCTTCTACCAATTCTGGATATTCACTTAAATTAATTGTGCAAAAATGTATTTTGCCTTCAAATTGAGGTTCTACGGCACTAAAAATTTTTTCCATTTTTTCACAATGCTCACATTCGTTTCCAGAAAATAAGACTACAGCGATAGCTTTAGCAAAATTTTTAAGAATTAACATTTTTTGATCATTTTTTTGAATTTTTTCAAAAGCAGCTCGTTGTAACACTTGCATCATTTTAATTATTAGCTCTTTTCTTAAAAGCGAATAATAAAAATGAATAGACGTAATTTGACAAATAGAGACTCAAAAAACTGGGGGCCTCATTTTTGGTATGTATTTCATATGAGCGCTACATCTTATCCAGAAAATCCAACTTATAATGAACAGCAAGCAATGAAGAAATTTATAGAAGCGGTTCCCATGACTCTACCTTGTGATATTTGTAAACAACACGCAATTAATTATATAACAACATATTGGACAAAAAATATTAATTGGGTTGTAGCTTCAAAAAACAACCTTTTTGTCTTCTGGTGGCAATTTCATAATCATGTCAATAAATCATTAAATAAACCTATAATGACTTTTGAAAAAGCGAAAGAATTGTACGGCTTATAATTGAATATGTTTAAAAGATATAAATATTAATTAACAAAAATGTCCTATAAAAAGACTGATACAGAAGAATCCGATGAAGAATTTGATATAGAAGATGATGAAGAAGAATGCGTAGAAATAGATGGTGATTACGAAATAGAAGAATATTCTGAAAATTATGAACCTTTTGAAAATTATTTTAAAGCATCGCAACGCCGAATCTGTCCTCCAAAACCAGTTCAAATAATTGGTGAATATGCCAAGACTTTAAGTGATGTGTTTGACTCTAAAATGGCAATTTTTAAAATTCCATTAAAATATAGATTGTCTGAAAATATTACAATTAAACCTAAACAAGAATCATCTCGTTTATGTAGATCCATGCTAACAAATCATTCTTGTTCTTTTGGTAAACAATGTAAATTTGCGCATTCTTTTAATAGCATTACCAAATGTAAATTTGACTATTGTAAAAAAACTAAATTAATAGGAAATGGTTTGTTTAAAAATATATCTTCATACCCGTGTATGTTGAGACATAATTTAGAAACATTAGATTCTTTTATTTTTAGAAATAAAGAGTATACTTCTTTACCAATAAAATTAGAAATATATGCACAATTTTTAGATGAATTTAAAGACATTTTGAAAACAACTAAATTTTCAAAAATAGAAATCGTAGTTTTATAAAAATGGATAAATACATTAGTTTTGAAGAAAATGCAGCCGCACAAACTTCTTTTACTTCATTTACGTCAAATAAAACTATTGCCAATTTGGATTCTATTCTGAAAAAATGTTTAGATTACGAAGGAAATACTATAGATTATGATGACATAAATCGTATAATCGATTTATTTCAAAAAATGCCTCATTACGAATTAAGATCACCAATATATTTTATTTTAGGATATCTTGCAACAAACGGGAGACATTGGGATAGTGTATGGATGCTGATGGATTGGCTTTCAAAGTGGGTTTGTCAACCGCTAAATCCAGTTTCTGTAATAAAATATCATCGTCATATTCAGAATATTCTTCATTAAAAGCTAAAAGTTCTTTAAGAGAAATGTGTTTTAATACAATTTCGTTAACCAATTTTTTATAAAGAATTTTTGATGGTATAATTTTAAATTTTAAAACAAATTCTTCTATTGCTAATTGTTTTAAAATTACCTTATTCATAGGTAATTTTATTCTTTCAATATTGCTTTTTTTAATACGTTTTAAAATATCTATATTTGATCTTAAGGTAATATTTCCAAATGCGACATCTTCTACAAAATTACGTTCATCAATTGTTTTACACTGATCACAATATTTCAAAAATTCCAAATTTTTCATTTATTTGGAATTTTAAAATCTTAAATATTTTTAAATATACGATCTTCGTAAGAAGTATCATATCTTGTATTATTAAAAAACCACATTTCTTGACTTCCAAATTTAAAATTTTCTGGAGCAGGGGTTGCTCTAAACCAAAAAACACATTCTTGCCATTTGTTTGATTGAATAGAATTGTTAATATACAATGCACTATAATTTTCTGTGTATTTTATCATCAATTCTTTAAATTTTTCAAAAGTTGGTATAATTCCAGCAAAATTAGTATAAATTTTTTTGAGAGTTTCAATATTAGTTTCTCTAAAAATAAAAACACCATCAACATTAGTGCGAATAGCTGGAGGAATATCTAAAACATATTGCAATGATAAAATATAAAGCATTTTATAATGACGACCATTTTTAAACATGTCTTGCTGAAGTGGTTTTTTAAAAACAGTTACATTCTCACAACAATCATCTACAATTAATACAGCCCATTGTTGTTCTTCTAAATGTTTAATAGCCAATAATTGTCTTTGTCTAAAAAGTGCAATAGCATCTTCACTATATTCGTTATATATGAATAGAGGAGGAAAAAATTGTGAATAAAAATTGTTAGCACTTTCAGAACCACTTAAAATACAACCAACAGTAATTAAATTTCGTTTATTATACAATAATGATTTTAGTAATGTTGATTTTCCAGTACCAGGTTTTCCTACTACAATAATTTTACTACCTCCTTGATTAAAAGTTATACTATTAGGATTAATCATATCAAAATTAAATTCTTTAATATCATCTTCATCTTCAATATCTTTCCAAGTTTCCATATTTTTATATCATTTGTATTTTGTTTTAAATATCTACTACCTCACTGATAATTTTAGTTTCATTGTCAAATGCTACATCTTTAATAAACGATTTAGTATACCATTCTTTTAGATTTTTAAAAAATGGAAAAACAATTTTACCTTGTTCTTTAGTTAAAAATAAATCTTCTCCATTCATACTGTGTTTAAAAGAAGTAGTGATGCATGCAAAAGATTGATTCTTTTCACCAACTTTTTCCGACTTGAACTCTGGACAAAAAATACAATGTGATGCAATCCAAGCTGTAGATTCATTTTCTTGAAAATTTGTTACAGTCACACCATGTTTAAAAGACAACATTTCACATATAAAATTCTTAAAAGTAACATCAAATTTATACATACAATTTCCTTTTACAGTTAACTGAAAAGGTGATGTATGAAAAAATTTATGTTCTTCATCCAAAAACATGATAAGATAACGTCTAGCGCATTGAATTTCACCTCGTTCTTTAGCATGTACATCTCTATTATAATTATATTGAGCATCATACCTACGCAAATCTTTGTTATAACGCAAAAGAGGAGAGCGTCTAATAATTACAAGTTTAGGGGATTTTATTAAAAAACCTGGAACTACAACCATTTCTCCTTTAAGATCTATTTGTTCTGTATTCATAGTATACGGTACGCCTACATCTTGAACAGAAAACCATCCTGCTTTTTCTTTGCAATCATTTGGTATAAATAAACCAGCTTTAGTATTAATAGCTTTACAATATGGCATAGTTTGAACAATTGGTTGATTTAACATTTTAGAATTAAAAGAGTCATAGTCTAATTCTTCATCAACACTTTCAAAAGAAGTATTCGATTTAACTTCGTCGTCACATACATACACGTCCAATTTATCCAATTTAAGAAAAATCTTGCCCTTTTTGTTATCTTGCAAATCGTAGACGATCACTTGCCTCACGTCGGTATCAAAAAATTCTAGCTTAAACTGGTCCATGTTGATAATTTCATTATCTTTGACAATCATACCCAATAGCGATAATTTTTCAGATCCAAGGACTGATATGAAGCCTTGGTGTAGTTGATAACAAACGTCATACTCTTCTCGTGTGACATTACTATTTTTTTGGGGAAATGGAAAAGACATTTTCTGTTGTAGATTCTGTGTTCAAAATATAAAAACTTTTTATTGTCAAAAAATTATCTGGCTAGTTGTGTTTAAAATCAACTTTCAGAAAGCACATGCAAGACTGTCTGCAAGTTCAGACATTGCATCGTCTTTTTGTAGTTCTGGACTGGTAGGCGGAGTTTGTTCAAAACATTTATAAAGAAATTTTTGTAAATCTTGATATGATACCAATTCTTTTAATGGCATCCCAAAAACTTTAGCTAATTTTTCGTCAAGATAGAAAAATTTACGTTGATCACTTTTTTGAAGATCGTTATTTTTTATATATTTGCAAATAAATGAATTTACTTCTATTCGACTAGCTTTTTCATTTTCATCAATATTCATAAAAACAGACATTGTTTGAGAAAGTTTTCTTGGCATACCAAGTCCGGTATTTTCAACTGGTCTACTTGTCCTTTTACGCCCAGATTTTTTAATATATCTTTTAATTAAATCTGATAATTTAGAAACATTAATATCATCAGGATATTGTGAAAGAAGTATTTCGACTACATCGTAAATTTCACTCACCATCGCTTTGTCAGTAATTTTACCGGGCATTTTTATAGATCTCTACAATCTTTTAGGTCAAATTGTCTAATTTCTATAAAAACACTTAATAAATGGTTAACAGAACTGGTCTGATTATTATTATAATATTAATTATAATAATTATTTTTTTTCTCTATTTTCAAGAAAAAGAAATAGTAGTAAATAATGCAATTACTCCACCTCTTATTCCTCTTATTCCTATTCCTGTTATAGAAGAAAATCAATTTAACTGCGGAATAGCAGAATTACATAAAAGTCAAATAATTGGCGGAGAAGAAGTGTGGCCTGGAAAATGGCCTTGGGTTGTTTACGTTTTAAGTAAAAATGCAGCTTGCGGTGGCACTTTAATATCAGATCAATGGGTATTAACAGCAGCTCATTGTGGATTGTCAACAGAAACAAAATGTGTTTTAGGAAGTTTTGATAGAAGCAAGTTTGAAGACACAACCGTCACTGCCAATGTCATCCAAGTAATTGTTCATCCAAACTATAATGACGATACTCTTGAAGACGATATTGCTTTACTTAAATTAGATGTTCCCGTACCATTCACATCGTACATAAATCCCATATGCTTACCAACATCAGATCACAATTTAAAAAACCAACAAATGTGGTTAGCAGGATGGGGTAGAGATGAAAATAGAAAACCTACAAATATTCTAAACGATATAGAATGCATTTATATTAGTTATTGTAATCTTGAAAACCATAATACATTAAAAAACATTTGTGTTAAATTTCTACAGAAAAAAAATAGCGCATGTGACGGTGATTCTGGAGGTCCTTTAATAATTCAGATTAATGGTAAATATGAACTTGTGGGAGTAATTTCAAGTGTGGCTACTAATTGTAGAAGTCCAACTAGTACTACAAAAGTGTGGTATTATCTAGACTGGATTAAACGCCAAATTATGGCATGAAAACTTGGTTATAAAAAACGTTCATTATAAATACGATTTCTATGCTCTATATTTAAAATATGATTTAAAATATCTTTTACAGTTTTAATTCTTATTTTAAATCTAATTTTATTTAAATAATCTAGAGATTGTCTATCATACTCATAATCAATAAAGTTAATAGTTATATTAGAATTAAAATAAACACCCTTATAAAATGTACTCATCACAATTTTCTTTAAAAACAATCAATTTTTAAAGAAATCAATTTTAAAGAAATTTTATTAATCAGAAAATAATTGTACCCAATAAGGAACTCCGTTGGCGTTTGAAAAACGGCCGTTCCAACTATTTACTTTTCCCATAACAACACCTACTCCAATCTGTCTATATTGTCTATTCATAATATTGGCACGATGACCAGGACTCGATAACCATTGATTTGCAGCTTCTCGAGGACCTTGAGCTCCCCAAGCTAGATTTTCACCAACAAAAGATGATGGATAGCCTTGTTGTCTTGCTCTATCCCAAGGTTGTCTACCTTCTGGATCTCTATGACTTCTAAATTGACGTCTATTCATGTCGGCAGCGAAATTGGTGGCAATTTGAGCAAGTTTCTGATTCCAGATCAATTGAGGTAATCCTTGTCTAAATCTTGCTTCATTTGTATACGTAACAACTTGTCCGTTCCAATCGTTTGGTACCGGTGTTGGTACAGGTGTAGGACCTGGAGATGGTCTGTTATTTCCAGTGATTGGGTTATTTTTCGGGAGATATCCAGTTCCGCTGACATTACCTCCAATACTTGAAATTAAATTTGATAACCATGACCAGTCCATACGTGATCCTGGTCCTTTAACTGTGACAGTTCGATTTCCTAATGTAACTTTAGCAGTTATGGGTGAAATATTATTGGTTTTTGATGATGATGTTGTAGAGTAAAACAATAAAGAAATTATTGCAGCGGCAAATGCACCTATAATAAGTATTGCGCGATTGTCCATTTGTTTTAAAAAGTACTTAAAACATATATTTACGAAAATAAAAAATGATTTTGGATAACCATTTTTATTGCGTAGAAAATTTTTTATCAAAGCCAGAATTAGATGATTTAATTGAATTAGTTGAGAGTAATAAAGAAAATTTTACAAATACTACAACCGCAACTGCTCAAGTAGACTATAGAAAATCTAAAGTATTGGCAGCAACTTTCTATTCACAAATATACGAGACTTGGCGTAACAGATTATACGGTCTATTTCCGCGTATCACAACCGAATTGTTACATCCTTATTTTATTCCGTCCGAGTTTGAAATGCAACTTACCTCTACAGGTGACGGAGAATATTATAAAACGCACAACGATAATGGACATGAAATTTGCAAAACTAGAGAAATTACCTACGTTTATTATTTTAATAGAGAGCCCAAAAGTTTCGAAAACGGTTTTCTTCAACTTTATCCAACAGATACACTAAACGTAAATCTTAATTTACCTGACGAAGGTTCAAAACTTATTGAACCAAAAAATAATAGTATAATTTTTTTTGATAGTAGACTAATGCATCAAGTATTACCAACACAGGTAAAATCAAAAGAATTTATGGATTCTAGATTTACAATAAATGGTTGGTTCAAAAGTTAAAATTCAAAAGTAAATGAATACTTTGGAATTTTTAATTATATACATACTCTTAAATTTTAATTAATCGTAGTCTGTAATATTAGAGTTTACAGAATCGTTTGTAATATTATTTGTTGAAATGATTAAAGAATCATTGGATACGTTTGAAAACGAAGCATTAGACGAATTAGAAGTTTTTATCATTAAATTATTTAAAAAATCTTCATTTTGTTTCAGTATAGTATTAAAATATTGTTTTAATATATATTCTTGGTTAGCTTTTATTTGGAACATTTCTGTGGATATAGTATTTAACAATTGTGGTAATAAAATACTACCGTAGGCAGATTGAACACGACTCGCCAAGTCTGTTATGATATTAATTTTAAAAGTCTCACCAAATTGTGAATTTATGATTTTAATTAAATTTAAATTCGTATTATTTAAAATTTTTTCATACATCAATGGACTGAGTAATTCACCTAAAATTTTATTTTGCAATTTTAAAGACTGCTCAGATTCATCTGAAATAATTTTCAATTGATCAGTAGCATTTATGTTGTAATTTACAAGATTTTCTAAAATTTTATTTTGTAAAATCAATACATTTTCTAAACTAAATTTTAAATTATCTGTTTCTGTTTCGTTTATAATTTTTTCTGTAAAGTTATTTGTATTAGGTTTTTTTACTAAAAAAAATTCATTATAAGTGAAAAAGCCTAAAAATACTAAATTCGAAAAAATAAGAAATGAAGTTAGAATTTTGTAGGCATGTTTTCTATTTTTGTTAAAATGTTCATGTTTTTGTGTACTTTGTCTATACACAATTTCTTCGTCTATCATGGGAGTCATTTGAGATATGTGAGTCATTTATTTGTATAAAAGATTTATAATATGCTACAATTTTTTAAGAAAAAAATCAACTATGTACAATTTTTTCAGAAAAAAATCAAATATGTATGTTATTGATATTTACGAACATATGTAATAGTACTACATGTTCCATATGCGTCTTTAAAAGTTAAAAAACCTTGACCTGTTGTTCGATAGGGATTTGTAGAAACCGGGATTCCAAAACCTCCAAATACAGGTACAACGTAGAAATCACTTGCGTCTTGCATAGTGTACGAAGAATTCAAGTCGTCCATTTTTATTAAACAACTAATTATTATTATTAAGTGCAATAATTTGAATCAAACTGTATTTTTGGGTTATAATAACCTAAATTTGTGGCATGATTTAAAAGTTGTTCGAAAATGTTTTGAAATTTTTTAGTATGATGTAATTCGTCGTTGATAACATGCGCAATTTCGTGTAATAAAACATATAAAAGACTATTGAAAGAATACAATCGCCCCTTTTCATCTTTCATACACAATACAATTTTTTTCTTGTTTTGTGTAAAAGAAGAATAACCTTCTTGGATTGAAAATTTATTATAATAATTTGAAAAATTTAGTTGCGTTAAGTAACCAACAAAATTAGTTTTGGTATTATCTAAAATATCATAGGTGGCAAAATGAAGAGATTTTAACATATTTTTGGAAGTTTCATCCTCCAACTGATAAAATCGTTCTTTTTTTCTAAACAAAAAATACAAAAGAAAAGCAAAAGTTAAAAAAACAACGAAAACTATTTTATCCATTTATTGGACCCATTTATGATGACAATTGCTACATTTTGCAAAAACAGATGTTGGTTCATCTCCACTTCTAGTTTGTTTAGAAAAAGAAAATATTTTGTTAGATTTGCATTTTAAACATTGTAAAATTCCTTCAACTACTTCTATAGAAGTAATAATAAATTTATTGAATTCTTCATCTTCTAGTCTAAATTTTTTAAAATTTGGAAGATTCCAAACATCTTGATATTTTTCAACATTTTTAAATAACATTTCATATATCATTGTTTCATCAACATTAGGAAAAGATTCATTTTTCAGACATTTCCACACCAATTTCGTTCTGTTCAATTCCATTCCAAAATGATGTTAACCCAACTTTTGAATACAACTTTATAAGATTTTGAAATGAAATATTTAAAGTATTAAATTCAAAATTTTTAAAAACAATATTTTCAGGTATTTCTTTTTCCAAGACACAATCAAGAACTTTTGTTTCGTCGCTCCAAAATAAAATAAATTGTTTTAATTCTTTGAAAATATTATTATTTTCTTCCATATATATAATAATATGTTTGAAAATGTGTTGAATCCATTCGTGATGTATAAATCTATACAAATCATTTCTGGTTGTATATTGCCATACAAATTTAGTATACACATGTTCGTGTAAAACATGATGTAATTTTTCGGTTGTAAACAAAATATAAAAATTACCTTTATCATCTTTGCGTATGGGACAAAAAGGCGAATGAAAAACTAATTTTATAATTTCATCATTTGATAATAAAAATGGCCAGAATATACATTCTGTCTTGGCCAGTAACAATTTAAAGAAATGATTACAATCAATATTTCTATTGATTGTATAGTTAAAATATCTATTTGCTACAGAAATATTACTACGCCAATATTTAACATTTAGTAAATTAAGTGGACCGAGATCACAAGAATCTGGATTTAACCACTTTAAATATTGTTTAATTCCGTAAATTAAAAATGGATTTAAACCCAAAGTTTTACATCTTTCAATTTCTAATTTTGTATTGAGTTTATTTACGTTTACATTCCCAATTTGCTTCAAATATTTTTGAAATTTAAACCATTCTTCTCTAGCCTTAGTAGTTAAAGCTGGTACGTAAACATCAGAACGTAAAGTTTCTACAATATTATGTTCGTAATACATTTTTTCACATAAATGTAATTTAATTTGTGATAGTGAATGACCAGTAAAATCACACCTCTTACAAACAAATAGAAAACTTTTAGACTGAATACATTCTTTCCGTCTCAAATGCCGTTTATATTCTTCCTTTGAAGAAGATGAAAATGAACAAAAGTTACAAAATTGCATTTTTAAAATTTACAACATCATCTTGGAATGGCATTCAATTGGTGGAATAATAAATGAATAGATTTTATAAAGAACAAGCAATTTTAGCTGGATGGTTACCTAGCCATATTGAAAGTCTTACAGATGCACAAGTTAAACGTTTATTATTTTCTTCAAAAAATGTTAGAGAACAATCTTTTGAAAATATGATAAACACTTCCAACAGACCAACACTTCAAAAATTTGCAGTAGATAATTATGGATTAAATAGTGAAATGTCAAGAACTATTTCAACACCTGCACTAAAAGAATATATTAAAAACGAATCACTTTATAAAAGTGAAAATATAACATATCAACCAATAACTGAAGGACCCTATTATCCAGGAGAACGTGCAGTTCGTGAATTTAACAAATTTGAACCATCTTACCTAACCTATCCTCCATCTTACCCTACTTTAGATTCAAGAACAGATTATGTTAGTAGATTTGACCCAAAATCAGCATATAATCCAAGTTTATATTCTCCTTCTCTTTACCGATCTCCATTTCAGTTGACACAATCAGATTTACAAACCATTAACAAAAAAGTTGGAGGAGATCCAAATGCAATTATCAAAGTAGAACCTGGAATGTCTGTAGCTGCTGCAACTCCACCGGTTGCTGATTTTACAGACTTGAAATAAAATCTACATTTTTGAGGAGATTAAAAATGATGAATAAAACCTTAAATAAAAATGCCTGACGAAAAAAGTTGTAAGCCTAAAATGAAATGTAAATTTATTCGCGTTTGTAAGAGAACTGTCACAGAAATGAAAGAAATTCCTTGTAAAAAACAAGCCGCTTGTCCTAAACCCAAAACAACATGTTGTGGTAATCAAAAAGAAGAAGTTGTATACGGAATGTAAAAAAGTTGTTTTATAACACTTCTAATTGTATTTCAAAAGAAAACAATCTTATATAAAAATGCCGCCGAAAACAGCCAAAACGTTGAATAAAACTGCGTTAAACAAATTAACCAAACCTGTTTTGTTAAATTTTGCCCTTTCAATTGGATTAGTTCAAGGTAAAAAATCTCTATTAAAAGAAGAAATAATACAATTTGTTTTGAGTAAACAAGATGACGACGTTATCAATAAATTTTCGAATTTAACGATTTCATCAAAACCATCAATTTCAGCAGAATCGTCTACAGAGCCAGTCAATGAATTGCGTCAATCTCTTCACGTTACATTCAATGATAAAGCAATTTCTGAAAGTCTAATTCCAAGTGTATTATCGACTATAGCAGAAGAAAAATCTATTTTAAAGGTTGATGTTGTTAAAAAAGCTAAAGAATGTACAACGTTGGAACAGATTTTAAATTTGTTAAAAATATATCCAGAATATTCAAAAAATAGAGAAATTAGGAAAATTATAAAAAATTTACCTGACTCGGATGAAGAAGAATCAACACCATTTTCTTTACAAGAACCAACACAAATTTCTGCAAGTAAAACTAGTACTTCCACTCCATCATCAGTTTTTTTTCTTCCAAACACCCATCCTGTTTCTTCAACAAATTTTACTAATCTTTCTTCTAGCTCAACTTTTATTACTTCTCCAAGTATATCTACACAACCTATTTCGATTCCGTCTTCAAACACAACTATCAATACACAACCTATTCCGTCTTCAAACACAACTATCAATACACAACCTATTCCGATTCCGTCTTCAAACACAACTATCAATACACAATCTATTCCGTATTTAAGTACAACTATCAATACACAATCTATTCCGTCTTCAAGTACAACTTTTACAAACCATACAACGTTTCCAAATACACAACCTATTCATTCTGCTGATTTCTCGATGCTCTCTACAACATCTAAATCAGATAATGTAAAAAGTAAAAAACATAAACCAATATTGACACCTTTAAGTGTTGCAAAAAATTCAGATAAAACAACTGCTAAAATAGATATTTTAAAAGATCAAATACGTGATTCAAAAGATATTTCTGAAATTTTATCTACAATAAAAAATCCGACCGAAATACATTTAAGTATTTTATCTGATGTTGATTTTGACATGTCTCGATCTTTTGGATTTGTCGCTGTTATGTAGTTAATTTCAAAAAGTTAAATTTCTTTTTGAAATTTAAATTTAAACTTTTTTTCCCATAGTATGAATAGGAAATAATTTTCTCTGAAGACGGTCTTCTGATCTTCTTTGCAACCATTCGTTTTGAATACTTTCTCTTTGTTCCAATTGCATTTTAGTATACTGATCTACAGCTAATTTATTTAAATGAATTGGTCCATATGTGGTGTCTAAAATATTTCTAGTTATAAACTGAGGTAATTTTACAAAATCCACATCGTTATAGTCATACTGTATTCTTCCCAACATTGGATTTAAATAACTTCTCCATTCATCAGAACAAAATCCATAAAATCTTGGATCATAAATAGAATTTCTGTCTATGATATAATTTTCAGTTTTTGTTAAAAAAGTTTGTTGACAATCAGCTTTATCTTCAAATAATCCTTTATTTGCCAAATGAGTTCGTCCAGTATAAATAGGTTCATAAAATAATTCTGGATTATCATCAAAAGTTCTAATAGAATAATTTTGTCTATCTATTCCACAATCATCTACATAATTATCTTGGTATACATAGTCAAAATCACTCGTATTAGTTCCTGTTACAACTAAACTTTCACTAATTATAGGAGCTACATACCTAATCGGGAAATGTGTTTTTATATTTTCTCCTGAGATTAAATCTATATTTTTCATTTATTTAAGCAGCGGCAACTTCACCAGGTGCAGGTTTGGGTGCGGGAGAAGGAGTAACGCTAGGAGGTGTAGGGGAACCACTAGGTGGAGAAGGAGTAACACTAGGAGGTGTAGGGGAACCACTTGGCGGAGAAGGACTAACGCTTGGAGGTGTAGGGGAAACACTGGGAGGAGATGGTAAAGGTGTTGGTGGAACAGGTGTTGGAAGCATAGGTGCGGGTGATTCTGGAGGATAATTAAACATTGGTCCTGGTGTTACACCTCCGGTTTTAGAAGCACGACCGTACCAACCGAGTAGACCAGCCATAGCCAAAAACAACATTCCAACAATAATTTTAGTCGTATCGATCATTTTATTAGTACTTGGAACTTTGTTTAATAATGAATACACCTATAATATAAACTAATAATTTAGCGAAAATTGTAATAATCAAAGCTTTATAATTATTATCCATTTATTGTCTATCAGAACTTGTAATTGGTTGCAACAGTTCTCCTGTAAAATGTGTAAGATGTTCACTTTCGTTGTCAAAAATGCCTCCTAAATCTATTCTACACCATACTTTATCATTAACATTTAAAGTTAGCATTAAATTCATATTCAAAGATTCGCCTCCGGAAGGTCTAGGATTCATATCTGGAGCAACAAGGGCATTTGTACTGGCTGTAGTAGCAACTGGTTTATCGTTTAAAATCATTCTAACTCTAGCTTCAACTGGACTTGTCACAAAATAATATCTCAATCCTGTAAATGTGAATCTATACAACCCAGCCTGTGGGCAGGAAAAAATGCCAGTTTTCAAATCCATTCCAGAATCTGGTGAATTTGCACTAAAACTATCATATACAATATTTCCTGTAATTTTCATACTTCCATTCATCACTACGTCAAAATAAACTCTAGGATTCATCATACTTAAAATTTTTTCACTTGACCAAGTGGATGTAGTGTTAGTATTAGAATCATCTATATTTGACTGGTTCAAGGCAATGATTTTATTATTGATGTTATCAAATTCTGCTTTTAGCTTATTTGAGCTAAAAGTCGTCTGATTACCATACATTGAATCGTTGATAACATTTCCCACATTTCCGAGCATATTGTTGATTTTATCTGAAGTCCATATTGTCGATGAACTCGTAGTATTGTTGTCAATTACATACCCACTTTCTGCAGGTTGCCCGTTTGAACTAACTAGCAATGTACCTGCGCTACTAATAACTTGTTTACCTCCTCTCATCATTCTACTTCTGACTAACCAAGCTGCTATTACTGCCAATACCGCAACAATCAAATACATTAACGATTTGTTCTCCATTTATTGACTAGTAAAATTTACTTCAATTGTTCAATATATACTATATGGGACGTAGTACTAAAACCATTAAAAATACATGTTATTCTAAAAATTGCTCCATTTGTTCTATCTACAAATAAAATTTCTAATTTATCGTCAGCAATGAACATCCAATTTGTAGGTGTTCCAAGTGTAGATACATTTAAAGAACCAGTTGTATTAAATGGAATATTCCCAGATAATTTTTTTTGAAGCTGTACCGTAGTGCCGTTTGTTAATCCATTTATCAAAATTGCTGTTAAATGATAAGTATGAATTGGATTGAAATTGACATTACTTGCAAGTGATAAATTATATTGATTTACAGTGGGTTTGGTAATCATGACACCCATATACATATTTGTGCCAAAATACCAAGCATTATCTAATGCAGCAAAAATCATCATTTTAAAAGGTTTTGCTGATATTAATTTTCCAGTACTATCAAATTGTAAACAATTCCCATCTGTATTTGGAGTTGGTAGAGTAATAAAATTTTGTTGAACTTTATTCGATGTCCAAAGAACAGTCGCGCTAGCCGGTTTAGAATCGTCAATAATAATGTTATTTTCTTGCAAATTTCCATCTTGAGATTTAACTAACAAGGAATTTTGTATTATAGGAGCAGTTTTTCT